CAACAATAGATTAATTAAATGTTCTAATACCAATGTTAAAAATTAAAACTTATATTTTTTAATGTTTATAATCAATGATTTAATAACAAAAAGAGGATCCTTAGATACATAATCTATTAATTTTAAATAATTACATGCATTAGAGAATAATGAATCGTACATTTGCACACTAATGAAATCATCACCAAGCACTTGTTGTGCATATTGGATAGCATCTTTTACACTTACTGGTTCAGGTTCACCAAACAAACCTATATTGCTGCTATCTAAAGCCTGTTTCTCTGCAAATTCAGCTAATGCTTTAAATAACATACTCATTTTTTTTGAACTGCGGCTATTCTTGGCGAGAAATACGGCGAGCTCAGCAACACCTTCTCCTAGATCCTCAAAAAGCCCTTGCTGCTTTACAAACTCAACAATATCTTGATCATTTTGCTTTGCAGATAAAATGGTATTTGCTGCATCAATAATTGCATTAGCAACACGTTGATCAATGGCTTGCTCCATTCCATCAACGATTTGATCTGATATATCTTGAACATTTCCACGACTTATAGCTTGCGCTTCAATAAATTTAGGGGCAGCAACACCAAGCGCATTAAGCATATTTTGAAGATCTGGTTTTGTATGATCAGCCATCATTTCTAGCAAACGATCATCATTGTACGCTTTACTAAAAATTGCGGCCTTGATTCTGTTTATCAGTGCTTGTGTTGGTTTTTTATCTTTCGTTGTGTACTGGGCAGCTTCTGTATCACCTAATTTACTTAAAAAACCTTGAATAAACTTTTGATTACTTACTGCTAATAAATCGCCATCTTCACTCGGATTAAAAAGTGCCAGTAAATTCTCATCTAAACGTTTAGCATCAGCTTTAGCACGTTCAGTTGCTGTAAAAGACAACTTATCATCTTGGTTAGCATCTATTGCAAATTGAGCTCTATCAATCTCGGTTGTACGAATACGTATCAAAATTGGTTGAGCTATTGCTTGGACCTGCTCACTACTAAAGCCAAAGTAATCAGCTTCATCAATCAACCATTGTTTATACTCATCTGCGGTACCGCGCTCATAGGCAAGCTTGATTGCCATTGTTCGGCCATTTCCTGATTCAACAACTAAATCATCACCAGATATCGGTGCTCCCGTGTCTGCCCGACCTGAGCGGCCTAGGCTTTCGGGGTCTAAATCATTAGCAGTTTTCTGTACCCATGCTTGTGAGGATTCACGACTACGATCTCGTGGCTGCAATTCTTGCGGATAATTAGGGTTTTCCGCACCAGTTGCTGTATGAGATGCAATTACTTGATCAATATCAACTAAGGCGAATACAGTAGAAATCTTTTGTCCTTTGGCTGTTTTCACATTATTAGTTCTACCCTTCAAAAGCCCAGTGAAGGGCTGTTTAGGTTTAAAGAAGCTGATCATTTGATCAATTACAACTAATGGATTTTTAGCAATATCTTGAGTAGAAATTAGATTTAATGTTGTCATTAGATATTCTCCGCTTCCATTTTTTGTACTTGATTCAAGAGCTCTGTCACCGCTGGAATAAGAAGTGGATCATTTAAGTCTTTTTCTGCTTCATCTCGAATTTGCTCTAATAACTCAAGATTAACTTTAACCTGCCCTTCAATTACTGAACGGTAAAGTTGATTACCTTCATCATTTGTCGTACTAGGCTGAAGATCTTCAACTTCTGTCGGAGCATTTAGTTCTTTAAATTCTTCATTATCTGAATTTTGGGCTGGCTCTTTATTTCTGAGGCGATCCGCTAAATGTTCATCTGCCCATGCTCTTGAATATTCATAAAATGCTGTTAAATATTCTGGTGAACCTTCGGCACCATTCCAGTTTTTTAAGAATTCACCACGGCGATCTGAAACCCAAGCCATAAAGTCTATGTTGTTAGAATCTTCAGGATTTTCCAAAGTGTCTAACCATGCTTGCATCATTTTGTTTTCAGCTATACCAGCTGTACGTGCTGCTAATACTTCTTCATCTCTTTTTTGTTTAGCTTCATTTTCGGCATCACTAAGTTTTTTTGCTTCTAATTCTGCTTGCTGTTGAGCCAAAGCCTGGTCATCTAGATCAGAAATCCATTCACGTGCCCAAACTACTGCATCAGAATCCCCCTCTAGAGCCTTATTGATACGTTCAAAGAATGCTTGGTAACGTAAACCATCTTCACCTGCCCATTCAGGATCAGCATTTAAACGCTTTAAGTCGGCTTTTAAACGTTCGGCTTCTTCATCAGAAATACTATCTGGTAACTCATTATCGAGACTATTCTCTTTAATGATTACTTCATTTTCTTCAGATTGCTTGGTTAACAATGTATTTTGCAACTGATCCAATTCATTTAATAAATTGGAAATTTCTACACTTAAAGAATTTAATTGACTTTGTTTTTGCTCGAGACGTAGTTCAGCATCTGCTAAAGCCTTGGCCTTTTCTGCTTTTTTAGATTGTAACCGCTTAAAACGATTACTATTTTGGTTAATCAACTTCATAATTCGACCAGCGAGAACTGGAATTGATATTCCTTCTCCCTGATTAGGCTGAATTGCAGCCGTAATATCCCGATTGTTCATTAAAATCTTCCATGAAATTAATGCATCTGCTGGACTAATTTTTTTTGATAATCGATCTGGCTTATGAAAAAGGATTGTGAAGTTTTGACCATCATCAAAATCATAAGTAAGAGCAATTTGAAGGACTTTTTTATGCTTAAAGGGCTTACTTTCCGTAACGTTAACGATTTTGACGCCAGTTTTTGAAAACTGATCCATAGAGTGATGCAAAATTGCAGACAGCTGCTCTAAATGCTGGTAATCAACGATAATAGAGTCATAATGCGCTTCTTCGACGCCTAAACTAGATAAAAGCGTAGGTAACCCATCAAATTTACTTAATAATTGGCTGTGATCATCATTTCGTTGCATATCTAATAACAACTTAGAAGTATCACCCTCATGAGAAATTAAATTGATTCCATTCCATTCAGGTTTTTCAGCTGCGACAACATTTTGTAATTGTTCTAGTTGCCATCTTTGAATCGGTTTTGCACCCGTCAAATTAAATTGTTGTGAAGATAAATGGCGCTTAAGTCCAAATTGATTTGTTTCAATAACATCTGTAACACAAGCATCAAACATTCGGCCAAATTGCAGTATCGCTAAATCAGCTGCATGCTGGTCATCGATAGCGCCTAATACCGCAACAGAATCAAACGCATCTATCCCACCCTTTTTACCTTTTAAATTTACAACACGCCAGAAATCATTTTCCGTGTAATCTTCAGTGACTAAAGCATTAATTTGACGGTAATCACCCTTAATAAACCCAATTGAACAAGCACCACTATTCACCATGGAGTCAAAACCATGTACTAATCGGCTTTGATGTGGTGCGTGTGTTTGAATGAAAATTGATTTAACACTCACGGAGTTATCCTCATTTTAGTTTGAGGATATTTTCTCAATTAGGTGAATCTATAAAGGCAATGAGTTCCATAGCTTATTTTAAGTTGGGAAACATTTTGATGAAATTTAAAGTAACAATGGCATGTGCTTTATTAGAGGCATCAAGGGGCAAATTGCCTGCTTGAAGTGAAACTAGATGCTCAATTTCAAATTGGTTCTGATTTCTTGCAGCTTTATCAAAAGCATATATTTTTAATCTCATTAAGTATTCAATTGGTGGCGGCTGAGTACCATCCTTATTAAACATTATTTCTTTTATAGCTTTAGCACTATTCGCAATAGCTGCTTCTTTAGTCTCAATAAATGAAATGCTCAACTCATTTGAAGCATTACCAGTTACATGGTTGAGTTGAAAATGCCCCACATGCACTGCATCGGTTTGGGCATCTAGTAGTGATACATCTACATTATTGGCTAACCAAGCAACTTTGTTTGAAGGATCAAAAATTGGAATATTTGCTTGAGCAATTTTACTGTTTGCACGGTACGGGCGAATTTCAATTCCAAAATGTGCAGCTGAAAGTGTTCCTAATGCGTAAAGTTCCTGATAATGGGAAACAGCTCGATCCACTGTTAGACCAGACCATAAGACAGGATTTTTAGCAAAACGATCTTTAAACGGATTTAAAACGTTTCCAAAACTGTTATTTATAGTTTTATTCTGTGTTTCGTATTCAAAAAAAGCCATTATTCTTCATCCTCTGGAAATTTACGGCTCTTAGCAATACTTTCAGCTAATGTTAATGCTTCCTCATATTTCATACCTGTATCGCGCTCAAGAATGTACGCCATAATATCTACATCTAAATTTGATTCTTTCAATGATGCGATTACTTGTGTTTTAAGTAATGTTGTATTCATTCTTGATTGAGCATTGTTGATTTCTTCCGTAGCTGCTGCAGTTTGGTTTGAATAATATTCAACTTGCCAAGGGTAATCTTCAGGCTCAAATTGTTCGTTATAAGCAAAACCCCAATCCAAGTGAAGAATTTGATTAATCCCTTCGGAAGCTGCTGTTCGAATGTCTTGTGACCTACGCATGATTTGTGCAGAAGTATGGAATGCTCCACCTTCTCCAATACCACCAGTTAACATGTCAGCCCACCCTACCATACTTGGGTCTAGACCTATACCGCCCATTAACAAACGGACATTAATCATGAACTGTTCAATATTAATAGGTGAGCTTCGTTGATTCTTGATATCACCCACTGGATTTAGAACTTGTTTTTCATCAAATACTGGAAGCATGTGAAAAGCAGTATTCCAGACTGCTTCACCACCTGATAAAGCATCACGGACATAAGCCTCATGATTTTTGAGTAAACCTTCTAAACCACGGATATAGGCTTGACGTTGTGCTGGCGGCATTCCTGACATATTTACTGTCAAGAACATCTGATTTACGGTATCTGCAATTTGCTGGCTATTCATTGATGCCAAAGCGAGGATTACATCATCATAAATATCTTCAATCTCATAAAGAAATGAGCCGCCTAAATGCGCTGGTAAGATTGGTAGCTCATCTGGATCATCACCCTCCAACATTTTCGTGACAAGACCAGTTTCAACAAGCTCATATTGAGCAATATTGCTCATACGGGGCATTTTGAAACGTACCATTTGAATAGTATTCAGTTTGGTAATAGTTTTTTGCCAATTACGAGGATCTAAACAAAAAAAGGCGACAGTCTTACTGCCTTGTTCGAACGGTTGTATTAATGGCGGATATGTATACTCATTGCATACGAGGTCAATTACACCTATATCTTTTTTCCCATAAATACGTGCATAGGAATCACCGAAAGAAATAGCATCTCGGGCAAGTTTGCTTAAATACTTATTGATAAGCTTTTCCATCTTTACACGGCGCTCATCTAGTTGTTTTTTTAGTTTTTCAGCTGCTGGTCCATTCGCCTTTTTTAACCGTTCTGCGGGCGTAATAAAGACTTGTTGGCCGCTATAAGAATCTCCGCCTAAGGCTGCAGAAACATGAATCCCCATACCCTCTGCGATAGGTGCAAAGCGTAACATTCTCTCCCATTTAGTAAGAATTTCTTTTCGAGTACGCTTCTTATTGGCTTTGGTTTGGTTAGTCCCAAGTGAAAACGGAGCCATAGTTTCATATAGCTGCGCTGTTGCATCCTGATTAGACGTATCGAATTGCTGATCATATGAATTAACATTTTCACCGAGTAACAACGATAAGAACCGAGAAGACATAACTAAGCCAAAATACCTAAATAATTAAGTATTTTGATGACTAATAATTTTTAACTTTTAGATGGGTTCCAAAGTTAATTGGAACCGTACAGATTCCATTAATTAACTGCATGCAATTCTATCTGAACAAATTTCTTATCTAATTAGAGGAAAAGCTCATGGCCGAAGTTAAAGTATTTAATGCTTTGGATATTGAATTAGCTCAAAAAACCCAAGACATCGTCAATGCTCAACGTTTTAACAACCGTCCTGCTTTCAAAACATTAAATCTAGGCTGGGATTTAGAGACTGGGTCGGTAGCAGTAAATTACACATTTGTAGAAGAACCACCAGTTAATGATCAGCCTGCTTAAACATGAAAGCCCCTAATAAGGGGCTTTTTAATAGCCAGTAATATCAACTATTAAATGACTATGAAATGGAGAATAGAGACTAGCTGAAGTATTCATACCATTAGCTAGTATCGTATATCCCCGAAGGATCTTACCTGAGAAAGTTGGATCACTATATGAGTTAGTCTTTATAGTACAGTATGAATGCATATAAGAACTCAAACCACCAGCTCCCCAATAATATTCATAATGAGCTGGACAAGCTAAAGCCAAGCCATAAGTCTTATTAGCATTATAATCAGGTATATCTGATAACCATGAGCTAAAATAATTTGCACTGCCTTTTAAATAAAAAGTTTCTGCTTTAACTACTTTTAAAGGATTGTGGGAGTTAGAAAATACAATCTCACCTTTACCATTCTTAATTAGTAATTTTGGCGAATGACCACTTTCTAATAAAGTAATTAATCCAAATACATAATAAGTTGCTTTTGTAAAAGGAAAAGTATTCTTATATTTAAATCCTCCTTGGTCGTCTAAGGTGTCAAAAATTACAGTTATTTTCCAATTATTTGTGGAAGTTTCTTCATATCTGACCTGCATCACAGAAACGCCTGTAAATACCACAATTGGTCTTTGTAAAGATGTAACATTCAAAACATGACACTTAACGTAACCAGATACAGATAGCACTGCAGGAGGTAATGGGTCTGAAGAAGCGACTTCCCTAACAAACTTATTTATAAGGTGAAAGTTTCTATAGCTGTCGTCAATTATTGTCACTTTATTATCATTGAGAATTTTGATGTATTCAGCCATTAGCATTTACCTATATGAATACTAACCGTTTGCTGAAAAGCTATATTGTAATAAGCTCTACAATCATAAATTAATAAATAAGATGAAGTATCATCCATTTGATTAAGTATCTTATCGCCCAGCTTAGCCTCAATAGCCATAGCTTTAGTCAAAATGGCACATCCCATACCATTTGAATAAGACTCAACTACAGCACTATTGGCAGATAACACTTCACCAGAAGCTACATAAGCCCACCATCTTGGATGATTTTCAGCAGTATCTAGTTTTCGTACAATTGTGTCCATAGATGAACCTTTCGGGAGGACAACACTTAACGTTTCTGTATACATACTAAGATTAGATGTTAGATCAAGGACCACGTTGCCACCGAGGTCCCTTAATAAGAATGTAGCCATTTATAAACCAATATAAATTCTCTCAATATTGTTATCGTCATATAACTTTAAAGCGGTCCCTGAAATGACCATTCTTGCTTTTTGAGGCTGACTAGGATCTTTATAAGTAATTAAAGTCCCAAGTTCACCAGTTATGGCACTTAACTTGTCAACATTGAATAATTCAGCTGTAAGAGACTTGGCCTTAAAGTTTGCGGCTGTCAAATTCTTAATAAATACATCACTGTTCATCACAACTTGATTGTCTTGGATTATGAACGGCATATATTTAGTAGAAGAAGTACCTGTTGTGAAAAAAATTCTATCAGCTTGGAAACCTATAGAAGTTCGGACAGTTCCATTATTTTGTTCACTTACCATGGATAAACCAGAGAAAACACCGTTGTTATCCATTCCCATTACGTACTTACCTTTCACACCATCGATCAAATCAGCTTGTGATTTAAGCTTGATAGCATTTTGGCCGTAAACAGAAACCAAAGTTTGTAATGCACCAGCATATGCTCCCACATCAGTTGTATATGTGGTTTTGAAATTTTCAAAATCAGCAATGTTGTCAGCATCTTCAATATCGATAAAGTCTAGATCCACTTCACCAGCTTTACCGGAATAGTTACCAATGAATACTGGTGTAAAGAAAGCAGCTTTATTAGCAAATGTTTTAGGGCTTAGTAGAGTGCCAGCACCTGCACTTGCACCAGCAGATCGCCCCTTAAAATAAGCAGTACCGGTTATCCAAGTTCCCAACGCTGGTGCGGTACCTGCGACTAAATAGTGACTTGAACCGATATCATTGATTTCAGAGTTATCTTGAGCAATATATTTTGTTTTATTGGCGTTTTGACAGGTCGCACCAACATAAACAACTCCGGTACCACTTACACGGCGGAATCTATACTTAACTCGGTAATATTTATTGTCATCGATAGGCAAAGATGTGAACCAATTTAACCAGGCTTCATCATTACCTACGTTATTACCAATTCTTAGTGCATATCCCCCACGACAAGTTGCATCTGCAACTAAACTAAGTTCAGGCCTATTCCCACTTGGAGTTTTTACTAACCAATCTTTTTGCCATGTTTCGAGTACTGAAGCCATGATCTTTTGACCATTTGCAGAATACAGTGCAGACATTCTTTCTGTTGAAGATGCGATTGCTTCATTCGTCTTGGTAGACGTCATGTAATCACGCTCTAATGTTGCTTTTGTAGTAGAAGCTATGTCCTTGGCAGTATCAGCTATTTCTTTAGCCTTCTCCGAGATTGCACGTACTAATGCTTGTCGTGCGTTGTGCACGTTCGCAAAGTTAGTAATGAACTGGTTTCGGTCAATCGTACTAGTTACATTCATATTTGCGAATAAAGCTGCTAAATATGTATTTAAAGTACTGAATGCCGTTGCATAGGCAGTAGAAGATATACCATAAGTGACTGCCTCAGCTCGCAAGCTTGCATCAGTTTGATAAAGTGTATCCCAAACCAACTTCGCCTGTTTTTTCTCAACTGGTGTGAGTTTATTATCAGCTGCAATATCACTTAATTGAGACATTGGAACATCTACTTTGGCTTGTGAACCTGCAGTGGTTTCCATCATTGAAGTCACTGTAAACGGCGTAACTGACTTATAAACTGATAAATCCGTTTCAATGGCCGCCGTCCAGCCATCTTTAAAGTAATCTGGCGGATTTGTATGAGTAATAGTGGCCGACTCAACTGTAATTGCTGGGTAAGACCAAGCATCTTTTTTGGTAATTAAGATACACACCTTATTATTGCTATCTAAAGCTAGAGCCAGGCCTTTAGTCGTAGCATTATTTTCATCTAAGGTAATACCAAAAGAACGTGACGTCATATTTGGATAAAATGGCACTGTTGACGTATAAGCATAAAATGCCAAATCCAGATCGAAAATATTATCTTCTTTGTTATTGTAGTTATAACCAGAAATTTTAACCTTGGTCATGTACGCACCAACTGTAATTGGTGTCTTAATAACCAATGTACCCGAAGTAGTGATTGCTTGACGCCAAGTTAAAGGCTTAACGAAAATTTTCCCTGCACCTGAACTCAATGGCTGCACACTCATAGCATTGGTATATTCAGAAGTAATTTTCTGTGAAGATGCTGCAATTGCACGCTCAACATTAGTATTTGTTATATCCGCATTCAAAATATAAGCGCCGTTTTTACTGTCTAATTTTGAAGACATTTCAGTAAGTTTGGCAGCCCAAGTTTCTTTGAAGTTCGTTAATGTTGATATAGAGTCTGTGGCTGAAGAAACAAAGTCCTGTAAAGTCGGGTCAGCTGAAGCGTAATCAGTAACGTCATATTGCTCGATTTGGGCTAAGGTCCAAACTAAAGGCGCAGTAGCTGTTGGTGTAGATCCTCCCGCCACATAAACATGTCCTGAGTTAGAGAAAGAACCTACAGCACCACATTTAATCATTCGAATATATGTTTCGAATTTGCCTGTACCCTCAGTATTGCCAATGAATCGATCAATTGCCCCTGTCCCCATTGCGTTACCAGCATTCACCAATTTATATCCAACTGGTAGCTTGATTAAATACTTGATAACAAAAACAGCATTTGCACGGCCATAAACGAGTTGAACAAATCCACCCCATGTTGGGCTGGCAGCACCAATGGTTTTAATTTCAATTTCATGGGTTGAGGTAGTAGGGTTATCAGAACTTTTCGCGACTCGAGTAACTGTCACATTCCCATTGCCGGCATTGTTATAGACAGATACACCATTGTTACCTTTTTTGAAATTTACGTCTCCCTGCAACAATTTTCCATTAGTAATCATCATCGCCAGCATTGTTGTGTTTTTTAATGCGGAACCAAGATTATTTGTACTTGTTTGAAGCTGAGAAATTTCAGTATTTCTAAGTGTAGCTAGATCCTTTGATGTTTGGTCAGCTGTAGCTTTTGTTGTTTTTACTACAGAAGATAAACCACCAGGTACAGTTGCATCATATTGTTGGATTTGCTGAGCTATAACTCCCTTATTAACATCAGCCTTGATAAAAGTATCTTCAACAAATTGAGCATTTTGTTTTAGAGATGATCTAAATCCGCCTTTAAAATTTGGCGCTGAATTACCTCGGCTGATAAACATATTAGTTACAGTAAATGTTCCACCAGATGGAGCATTATCAAACCGTAAACCTAGTGGAATAGCTTCATAAGCAGAGGCTTTTAAATCATTTGGGAAAATACCAGTAAGTTCTATTTCACCACTTGCAGCTACAACAAACGAAGGTAACCCAACACTATAAGTTGCACCATGAAATTGAATACTACATGTAGCGCCAACTAATCCTGCAGTTGCTGTGTATTTGATTCTCGCAACTATTGGATCACCTTTATCAATTGGAATTTCCTTGTGTTTATATTGCAGTTCCCAAACAGCTACAGTTCGGTTTGTACCAGTAGAAATACTTAAATTTTTAGTATCATCACCAAGTAAAATCCAGTTCTCTTCTGAGTAACGTAAAGTATCAAGTTGTGCTTTAAAAACTTTGATTTCCTCAGCAAATACTTCTTTCGCATCAGATCTTGTAATTTTTTCTTGAAGAATTTGTGCGTGGTTTTCTAAAACCTTTTGTAAGTTTCCACTATTGTTTGCCAGACCAATCGGGATACCACTAACTACTTGGATTGCAAGCATGATTTGCTTAGCCCCATTTGGTCCAGTATCTGGTGTTGCATGCAATTCTATACCACGACCTGAACCAATCCCCTTCTGACCAACTAAAATGTATGCATCCCGACCCGTTATTTGATCAAGTGTGAATGGATTGGCACCTAATGAAATTAATGCATTCTTAACTGGTGCTAGGTTTACACCAATACTGTCGTAGTTTGTAACGATAACAAAGGTGTCATTTGGAATCGCAGAAATAGCGTTACTCATTGCCGTAGCATTTGCTACAGCTGCATAAGTATCATATCTAGTTGAAGAAGCTATAGAACCATCAGCTGCTAAAACATGGACTGAAAAACCACGTGCTGAAGCTACTGATTTGATTTCACCTTTTAAGTTTTTAATCCCTGTGAAAAAGCCATTCCAGCCACATGAATAAACACGGTAATTGAAAACTTGACCAAGGTCCTGATTTAATTGTTTATAACTTGATTCCAAGTTATTAATAGACTGTGTAGTGTTCTGTTGATTATCACTAATAGTTGAATTAATTTCCTGAAACTTACCATCTACAGCAGTTTTATTATTGTCTACAGTAGATTTTAAAGTCGCATAATTCTCTGCAAGTGAAGTAATCTTTTCACCGTTTTTTTGAACATCAGCTTTAGTACCTTCAATTGCAGAAGCATTAGCTTCAAGATCCTTAATTAGTTCACGAGGATTTTTTCTAAAACCAGTGGCTAACTCACCTTTTTCAAGTTGCACTTCTCTAATTAAAAAGTCAGGAGCAAAACCTACTTGCGAATATAAAATTAAGTTAATATGCTGTAAATTAATAATATTTGTATCAAAGGTATAAGTACATAATGTTTCTTTATCAGTCGAAATGTTATTCCATGTAGTACCAATTTGGTTATTACGACCTGATGAATCTCGACGGTGTATAATTAATAAAATTTGAGTCTGTGCAGCTGTCAACGACATTGCTTTAAATGACAATGTGTACTTCTGATTCATCTCTAAACCATCTGCCAATGTCAGAGTTTCAATAAACCCTTTAAAGTATGTAGTTGTATCAGTAGATTTAAAGTGCCCCCAAGTAGCACCTTTTGAATCTTTATAAACTTCAAGTAGATTACCTGCCACAGCAGAATTTTGACGCCAATTTAAGGTGCCTAAAGGGCTTGAGAAATCACCATTTTTAATTATGTTGTCACCACCACTTGAAGAAATAGCAGCTTTGATAATTTTGCTCTCTTCAGCAATAGCTTGGTTAGTTTCTGTTTTGGTGTAGCGAGTACTATCTAGTGTTGCTGAACTATTAGTCCACAAATCGCCAAATTTTTGACGAAATTTAGCTTCAAGGGTTTCAGTTGCAGAAGTTATTGCTTGAGCAGTATCTGCTTTAGAAGAGTAATCCTTAATTAGAGTTGAAGTACTTACCTTATCATTTAACGCTTTATTATTACCTTCATAAACTTCTACCCAATGCACTGTAGTAGTGGCATTAGCATTTGCTGAAGAATTTGGAAAACAATAAAAATTAACAACAGTTGCGTCTGTTCTAGAAATTGTAGTTAAGGTAAATTCGTAGATATCTTTACTAGCTGAAAAAATAGGTGCATCTGCATTAAATACATTACCTCCGCCAATATATACACGCAAATTGGCTGCATTGTTCCCTCCATTATCAAAGGTAACTTTTGCTCTGACGGTAACAGTAATACCAGGTGCATTTAAACTTTTTGCTAAGGGATATGATACTTGTAAATAACCACCCGTTTTACTTTTTTCGACATTACCCCCGATAACGATGTTGTCAAAAGACTTACCACCGATACTTGTTTTCAATGCTTCGGTCGCAGTTGATATTGCGCTATCAACATCAGATTTAGTCATCCGGTCGGAAATTTGTTTAGCCTGTGCAGCCAAACCATTTACAGGATCATTAATTGTTGATTCTAAGTTTTGAGTTTTTTTAGCTAAAGCAGTACTTTCAGTAACATACGTTTGTTTAAATTCATTTAAATTTGCTGATACTTGATCGAATGCTGCATTGAAGTCGTAAGGACTTGCAATCCAATTATCTGTAGTTATGAAATCCCCTTTAACTAACACAGCCCAATACACAGTACCAACACTTTGCTTGTCTGCAGTTGGTCTGCTAAGCATATAAAAGTTAACTTCTTTGGCGGTACCAGCTGAAGTCTTCGTAAAAGTAATTTTGCTTATTACCTTACCTGAAGTGTTAATAACCTGCTGTAAAAACTGACTTCCTCCACCAGCATATACAGCTAAATTTGAGTTTGTGTCACCAGCACCACGTGTATGCTCTGCACACCAAAGAAGAGTGTACTTTGCTCCTACTTCCCAGTCTTCACCAAGCTTATAGCGTAAATGAGGATATGAAACGCCATCGTAGTTTCCAACTACGTTAGAGTTAATCAACAAGTTCGTACCAGCCGGTGCGGACTTGTTAAGATTTGCAGATAAAGTATTAGCCTGTTCAGTAACAGCTTTAATCTGACCAGCTTGTTCAGTAACTTGTGAATTTGTAGTTTGTAATGCTTCAGTTGACGCTTTTTTACTTACTTCGGTATTGGTTATAGTTAGATCATTTCTAAGTTTTGAAATATCTAAACTTTGAGAAGATAAACTATCACCATGCTTCTTCACTTCAGCTTGAGTAAGCTTAATCGCTTCCGCATTTGCATTTAATGAACTTTGAGTATCTCGAGGGCTTGGGCTCCACGCTGTAGCTTTATTACCTGCTTCGATCTGCAATTTTTGAATTGTTGGAATTCGACCAGTGCCATATGTACCGTAAAACTCAATAGTCGATTCGGTTGTGCTGCCAGTGTGTAATTTAGGAAACACGGTAACTTCAAATTTTTGAAATTCATTTGCTTTAGTGACTGTAACAGAAGTTGTGAAGAAGTGAGCTGATCCATTAGATGAATATACTTGTACAGTTCCAGCAACCGGTACACTCACTTCAAATGAAATCGTAACCGGCTTATCTAAATTTTCATCATAAAAAGCTTTCAACTCTTTGCTACGTTCATACATTAAGTATTCACGGCTTGTTGCTGCTGTGGATGTTCGAGGTGCTTCTGAATTGGCTACGGCGTTAACACCACCAATCTTAATGTTATTCACTGCAGCTGTAATATCAGTCGCCACACGCCCCATGGCACTTTCAAGATCACTCTTTGTAGCTGTTTTCGATAAAGCTTGGGCATTGCTCAGAATACCTGTTTCTGCGTTCTGCATTCTTGATTCAAGCTTAGTGGTTCTTTCAGCTTCAGCTTCTGTTCTGTTAGTTGCTGTTTTGAATAAATCATTTGCAGTTGCTGTTGCATCATTAGCAGAAGCTAAAGAGTTGTTATCTTCAACAATAATGTAATTAAGCTGACAAATTCCTGTCTGAAAGTTGTAGTTAGCAATAAACATTGGGGCATAAAATTCAGCCTGTGCTGGGAATGTGCGTGGATTTTCAATTGTCCCTAAACCAGTTGCTGCCCCAGTAGACTTACCTTTCATGTATAGAACTACTTCTTGCCACTCACCTAAATTAGGTTTAATGGCTGACAATAAGTAGTTAGACGAACCCATATCTCCTGCAAGGGAGTTTGTAGTAGTTACATATTTACTTTGGTCTGCATTTTTACATGCAACACCAAGATAAATAGATCCAGTTTCCCCAAGCACACGGCGGAAGCGTGCACGCACTCGATACAACTTATTTGGATCAATTTTTTGGAACTCGTTCCAGTGAACCCATGCTTCATCATTACCGGCATTATTCCCAAGCTCAAGAATATAACCACCTAATGCATCAGCATCTTGAATTACTTTCGCTTCACCTGTGGTACGCCACTGTGTCCAGTCGTCAATACCTTTTGACGTTACGACTGCACGAACCCCTGACGTTACTTGAGTTTGAGACTTTAGGCTTAATAAATTTTGAGAAAGTGCTTCTGTAGCTTTTACCGCCGTTGTACCTGTTTGCTGCGCTTCTGCTGCATTATCGAAAGCAAGTTTAGCAATATCATCAGTAGTTTTAAGTGATGATGAAAGGCCATTTATTCTTGTATTTGTATTACTTTCTAAGGTCGAAACACTTTTTTGAACATCAGTAATTTGACCTTGTACCTTTAAGTTTTCTTTAGAGATACTTGTATCAAGTTCACTAAATTTTGAAGTAGTAGACTGTTCAAATTCGGCGAGCGACTCAGTAACTTCTAGAATATTTGCATTAGATTTCCGATCAGCCTCTTCTAGAGCTGCTTTCGTTTGGTCGATGCGTAAAGATAAGGCTTTATCACCATCAGAAACTGATTGAGCAATTGTTGCTAAATCTGACGTTGTTTTAGTTTTATTCGAATTATAGTCGGTTTTTAGTTCTTCAAGTTTTTTTGCTTCTGAAACAAGCTTTTCATCAACAAGTTTTACAGATGATTCAACCTTTTCGATATATGAAGCATTTCCAGTAATTTGATCACGCCATGCTTTTGGAATGGTGTCATTAAGTGCAGTAATGTCCCAGACTTCATAATCGGCAAGGATTACATCCACTGGGTTTGCTGTGCTTGGTAAAGGTGGATTAGTGCCAGCAATAACACGGAAATGCCCATGGATAGCTGCAGGCGCATCATAGCCACACTGAACAACAGAGTAATAAACCTCAAACTTACCTGTTCCTTCCTTATTCCCAAGTACACGTAAATAACCACCTGTACCTGTAGCATTGCCAACTGGTAATAAATAAGTGCCCATAGGCATTTTAATAATTTGTTTTATTAAAAACGTTTTATTAGGAGCAGCAACAAGAGTTGGAACAGTCGGATACCAGCCACCACCTAGAGAAACAGTGGATCTTAATAGCATCTCATGGGTACTATTTACTGGGTTATCAGTAGATTTAGCTTGTCTAGTAAACGTTGAACCTGAAGGTACAACATATGCGCTTAACCCCCCATTCCCAGATAGAAATGTAGGATCGTCACGTAAAGGCTTACCAAGTGATTGCATTCGCGCTAACTCAGTAGCATTTAACAAGCTTGCATTAGTGGTATCTAAACTTGCTTGAATTTGATCAGTCTTTTCAGCAACAGATTTACCAAGATCAACTACTGTACGTTCAACATTATTAATTGCCGCTTTGTTATCACCAATTTGAGACTGGGCAGTACTAATTTGTTCAGTAAAAGCTCTATCTTGAGCAGCAAGGGTTTTTATTTCTTCTGAAATTAGGGCATTTGATTTACCCAATTCAGTTTGCATTTCAGCAAACTTAAGCTCAAAACTTTTTGTTAATGCCTCTTTATCATTTGCACGTGCTTCAGCTTCAGCTAGAAAACCCGAATCGACTTTCTTATCAAGGTCAACATACTGGGCTGCAACTTGATCAACTTTTTTAACTGCAGCTTCAGTTTGGGTTACAACCGGTTCAATTTTTTGATTAATGAGTGTATTAGTTTCTTCACCTAATGCTAATTTAGCGTCATCAATCATTTGACCAGCTTTAACTAAGTTTTGATCAATGTCTTGTTTTAAGGCGGCCTTAGTTTGATCAATAACATTTAGTGTGTCAGCTGCTTGTTTTTTACGGTCCAGAACTTCTTGATCCGCAATTTTTTTTGCGTTTTCTGCGACTAACCGAATTTCATTTGAATCACTTCTTACATCAGCAATGATTGAATCTGTTTCACTTTTAATAAAACCGATTTTATCATCGAGTTCTTTCTCAGCACGAATTGCACGTTGTTGAGCATCAGCAACCAATGCTTCATTAGCTTGAATAGACTGATCGATACGTTGATTGGCTTCATCCAATCGTAGATTAGCCTCATTATTATGTTGATCTACAATTAATTTAGTATTATTTATTTCTTGATCTATATAAGCACGAACTTCATCGACTTTATTTTGAGCGATCTGATTAACTTCTTTAACTTGTTCATGAATCTTTTGAACTTCCTCATCAAAATGTTTCATTCCTTCTTCAAGCAATTTAAAAGCATCAGAATCTTTAATATTTTCTATTAATTCTTCTACTTCCTTTATTTTTTCATCAATCTCTTGGCTTACTTGATCTTTAGTTTCATCAATTTTTTCGCCTTGTTCTTTTAACTCTTCCTTTAAACTTTCTAATTTATTAAGAGCATCTTTAAATGCACCCTCAATAGCTTTAGGGTCAATAGGCACACCTGCAACCGTAAGCGTTGTGCCAACTGCCATACTACCCGCTACAGCACTATTGCCCGCAACTGAAGTATTACCCACTACAGTGCTATTTCCCGTTAATGTGCTATTACCAGTTTGTTGAGTATTAGCTTGTACATTCATTAACGGCGTTTTGATCGAAACGGTTGTGCCAGAATCTACTTTTAAATTTTCTTTAGAGATAAATTCAATATTGTCTTGTCGAATACGGCGCACACCTACAATCGCGCCGTCTCCGTGACTGACATAACTATGGATTACTGGACGTTCTTCATTACCATTTTCAAAGAAGACATAGACGTCTTCCCCATCCACAATTTGAATTTCTGTATCTAAATCACTATCGCCGACTGGATAAGCAAAAGTTGCTGTAATTCCTTCACTCGCGCCATCAGTTAAACCATGAATGTGTACTTGTGCAGTACGACCTTTTGCGTTGTAACTTAAAATCTTTGCACGTTTTAAACCATTCATATATTTGACCTACAAATTAGCAATCCAGAACTTTGATGAAGTCCCCATTGATCCCCCGATTGCGCCTGTATCTATATGATGTGCAGCAGTTAAAACGACATACTTCTTACTATCTATTTCAAATATATCGCCTGCATTCCAGTTCAAATTTAGTGGTCTAATAATGGTCCCACGCATAATCAAAACTTTTTCCAAGTTTTTGACTTGTCGGGCATCTAAACCAGCTCTTTGCGTCACAGTGTGGCCTGGGGTTATTGAGTCATCACCAACAACCGTTGAACCGTTATTCTCAACTGTGACAAAAGATGATTTTTGCATCAGTTCCAAAGGTTTACTTGATATCCAAACGACACTGCTAGGATCTAGTTTTGTGATAGGTTCCTTTTTGAAGAAAGAATCAATTTTTTGAGCAGACACTTTATTATTTTGAAAGCAAATTACAGCTGCTTCTTGTTGCAGATAATGAGCCAAGCGCTGTGTAGGCATACTACCCTTTAAACAAACAAATTTAGGCAAAGGTAAATCACTGCCCAGACTGATCGTTGCACCACAAGCTCGAATTACTGAATTAAAAGAAGTTTCATTACTAATAATTGCTTGCTTTGAATATTCGATAAGTCTTTTACAACCAGCCAAAATACCAATACATGAGATGCCACCTACTCGCCGATCTTGTTTAATAGTCTGAGTTTTTAGAGGGGTAACTTTGATAAGTTCGAAAGGATGAGATATGTCATTTACAGTAAGTAGCTCCCCTTCTTTTAAAAGGGAGTCTAATTCAGTAGTAGATTGAACTGTGAACTCAATAGATGCGGGAATAGGTACGAGATCAGTTCTTAAAGTTGCACTAATCAGCTCAGACGCTGGAATAATTTTACCCGCAGATACAATGGTGATTTGCATTAACGGTTCCCCAAGTTAAAATTAAAACTCATTGGGGCCATACAAAACGCAAGTTTAGGCAAAGCGTCTTTCTTTTCATTATAGTTCTGTTGAGCTTCTGATACAGATAGCCCATAACTTTCGACTCCGAGCCCACGAGTAGCTTCAACCAATCTAGCTTGCAAAAGATCACAGTGAGCTTTTACTAAAGGTTGGATGATTACGTACTCATCACCGCTAAGTTCGATAGTTTCATTCAGTTCAATACTCGTGGTAGCTTTAGTTTGACAATCTAAAACAGCCCATCCGGCATAATATTTTGCCTCATCTAAAAATGCTTTCACGATATCATCAAGCAAAATTGAATAGCCCGATAATTGATATTCTTTATAGAGTTCTTCTGAAAGTTGCTGGATAGAACCAGCAACTACAGCATACCCTTCAGATTCAGGTAATAACTTCATAGCCATTACCCGAAAAGATTGCCTAATGTACGTGATGTCGCATTAATCGTTGAGTTGCGTACAGCTTGTTGAGCAGTATTGATTACCTGCTGAACGCGATTCACAAGTTCAGCTGTACCATCAATTTCTTTTTTACCCGGCTGAATACTGCCGTTGGTACCAATGTTTGCGAAGCTACCAAAGTAGTTATAGTCGATTGGGCAAGAAACTGTCATAACTTGAGATCGGCTATCTGAATCATACTCAGCTGACTCAAAGCGTATAGCACAGTTTTCAAGTGCATAAGAACGGGTAAAACTACCTAAACGGCCATCGTAATAATCACCATGGATGATTCCACCACTAGCTACGACATATTCAGCTAATAGTTGATCATGCCCTGCTTCAGTTACTAGGATTTGAAGGTTGCCTGTGTAATGGGTTTTCGGGGGACCAGCAACAATTCCAGTAAATCCACCCGCATATTGAACTTCTGCTGGATCTTCATTACTCACAATTGGCCGTGGGCAACTTTTAAATAAGAAGCGAAGGTCTTCCATGCCACGAGGAACAAACATCCCCTGACACGCTAATAATGGTGAACCAAGTTGCTGTAGAGCAATGTAATCTTGTTTAAGCTGATTTAGTAAAATCGGATTAGATTGTTGCATAATTTTGATGCTCAAAATGCAGATTTATGCAACAAGATTAAGGATGTTTTTGCTATTGGTTTTTAATCAGTTCCATTTTAGAAAACTGACTTTATATTAATAAAAAACCCGCAAAAGCGGGCTATATCACATCTGTTTATAGATAACATCTCGCCTATCTACATCAAGAACAAGAACTACGACTACATCATCCTTGACTTGATATAAAAGGCGGTATCCTGCTGATTTCAGTTTAATCTTATATAGATCAACTGATCCTCTCAGCTTATTCTTCGGTATCTTAGGGTTATCTAGGATTGCTTCCAGCTTACGAATAAACTGCTCAGCGATTTGTGGGTTAAGTTTGTCAAACTTTTTAAGAGCTGTTTTTGAGAACTCTAGCTCGTAACTCATTAATAGATACCTTCACAGTTTCGTCAGTATCAACTTGCTCGGCTAGTTTAATTAGTTCCTGATCTTCAATTAGATCCATCATGCGTTCATACATTGCTGCCGGAACACAGTAGAATTCTGGATTATTTCTATTCAGAATAGCTACTGCTTCGCCAAAAGCATTTTGTACAACTGCTGTAGGATTCTTTTTTAATTCAGAAACACTAGCCACAAATCGACTATGGATTATGTGGTTCATGACGTTTCTCATTTGATGTGTCCTACATCAATTTGTAGCCAATTGATTAGAACCGTCCTCAGAAAGTTAAGTTTGCTACAGGGTTAACTCAATATAAACAATTTGAAGATCTGTTTCAAGACCTGTTTAACAACCACTTAATAGGTCTTAATAAAAAAGCCACCCTAAAAGGTAGCTTTTTAAATCAGCTTTTTATCCAATATTTGGTGGTACTCGCAGAACCTGTACTGAAGGTACACCCCGATACACACCCATGAAGCATATCGTTGATGGCATTGGCTTAGATTGGGCTTCTCAGTTTGTTAAGTTAAAACAAATAGTTAATCAAGTTGTTATGATTTTCATAATAACTGATTTTCTTGTAATGTGCCTAAAATAGAAAGGATCTGATTCAGTACTGGGCAACTTTGTTCTAGCTGTATTTACTGCCGGTGCATAAGCTAAAGCTTTGGACATAATAATGACCCTATTCATTGAATAAAGCCATTATTTACAATGAGGAAAGCTTAGAAGTTAGTTAGTTCCAACTCCACAAGAAAAATATTTTAGTTTTCGATATCTTTATCATCACATTCAAGCCAAAAGACATCTTCAAACTTCTCGCATACACCAGCTTTTTTTAGTTCGGTGTAAATGAGTAAGGCACGATAAACACTGATGTGTTTTCCTGCTTCTGCATCTTTTATATACCTATTAAGCACATGATTATTTGATATAAATCCGCATTGTTTAGCTAATTGATAAACTGTCATACCAGCTTGCTCTCGCAAAGTTGCGACATTGTTTTTTTCAACCATCACGATATACCAAAAAATATTTAGTTCAGTGTATCACAAGAACAATTGCTATTAAATATAATTTTATTAATACTCGTAATTGCTATTATATTTAATAGTTGTTATATTTAACTCATCAGGACAGGATATGGTCTTGATAAAAAGAACCCCTTGTACCGATCAAAGTAAACAAGGGGTTATATCCAATCTCTAAGAGGAAATTAGACATGACTACTTTAACTCAAATCACCGTACCTTTCCACAATGCTGAGTTGTACTTGGTGGAACATGATGGTCAGCCATATACACCCATGAAGCCTATTGTTGAGGGTATGGGGTTAGCTTGGCAGTCTCAATTAGCAAAACTGAATGCCAATCCTCAACGATGGGGTATAACGAAAATCGTTATACCTACTCTTGGCGACTTACAGGAAATGGTTTGTCTACCACTAAGAAAACTTCTTGCTTGGCTCACCACCATCAGTCCTAACAAAGTAAAACCTGAACTTCGTGACACTGTCATCATGTACCAAAACGAATGTGATGATGTCTTATGGAATTACTGGACAAAAGGCCAAGTAATCAATCATAGAAAAGCTATCTCACCTGAACAACAGCATGCTTTACATGCAATCGTCGATCGTCGTGCAGGAAAAGATCGAAGTTTAAGAGCCTCTATGTGGATACGTCATAATCGCCACTTTGGAATTGCTAAATATAGCCAATTGCTTTCAATCCATTTTGATGATGCGAAGCAGTATCTTGAGACAATACCACTTCATGAGCTAGGCCCAACCGAAACAGATACACTTAAACGTTTAGAAAAATTTGTAGATAATCTCGCTGCACGGTATCCAGCATTAGAAAATCCGCTAGCTTATGAAATAGCACAGCATGTAGGTGAGAAGCTAAAGTATCAATCTCCCAAAGGTCCGAAAAACTTCTGGATTTCGATTCAGGAAAACGGCGCTCTTTCAGTACAGCAATATTCTCTACACCACACGCCCATTAATGTCGTGCAACTACGCGAAAAGTTTAATGGGCTATGGGAGTTTCTTCATAAGGATGAAGTACTTGAGCTTGGCAAAGTATTAAAACGCTTTCCTTTTGAACCTGTGAACTGAAAGGGCATATCATTAAATTAAGACGTTCCTACTGGAACTCCCCTTATATTAAAGCCAGCTATACAGCTGGCTTTCTTTTTAGAACTTATCCAATATTTGGTGGTACTCGCAGAACCTGTAATGAAGGTACACCCCGATCTAGCGCATCTTGGACACAACGATAATCAGGATTATTTGGTTCATAACCAAGTTCACCACGGATATTACCCTTATGTATTGTCATCGGTGCATCAAAACGCCCACGCATAAAACGACCAATAATAATTGTGTCAGTTAATGATTGATTGGTCTTTATTTCTGTTTTATCAGTTTTTTTCTGATATTGAATACCAGGCGCTTCACCTATGATTTGAGTTGTATTCATGAGTATTTCCTTAATTAAATGGATTATAGGTAAAGCCAAAAATGACCTTACCTATGAGTAATTAGTAAATACCTAAGCGTTTACCTTTTTTGAATGAACGTAAACGCTTGTTGATTGCATTTGCAGTAAAAGCATGAAGTCGAGCTTTTTTCATACCAGCTTTTTGTGCTGCAGTTAAACGGACCTTTTGACCAGGTAATCGTTTATTCACAACGGTTTTGACACCTTGACGAATAGCCAGCACACCACGGTAGTGAATTTTTCGCCCATTTACTTTCCGTTGGCTAAATGCTCCATTTCGAGCTTTAATTTTTTTAGCCATTGAATCGAAACCTTCTTCAGTTTCATCTGCTTCACCGAAAATAAACTCACGAACCAGTTCTTCAAGTTCAGGGCCTTCGTCTGGCATATTAGCAAGAACTGTATTGGCTGCTGCTTCTAACGCCGCATCAGCAACTTCTGTATCATCACTAAAGATCTCTTCAATATCAGTAGCGTCAACGCCAAATGTTAAGAAAGCATCGGAAAGAGACGCCATCAAAGCGTTTTCATAGATACCGTCTTCATCATCTGCACCATCTAATGCATCGACAATTAATGCGTCTAAATGATCAACGCCCAGTTCACCTTCTTCAAGCTTACCTTCACTGATTGTATCTACCGTATCAGATAGAATGTTCAGAGCAATTTGTCGTACTTGTTCAATCACAGATTGCTGTTCTCGATCAGTACTTGAAACCTTACTTACAACGGTAGAAATATTCTCCGCTGCTGAATCAAAAGCACGTAAAGCTAAAGGTTTTTCTGTAGTTGGGCCAAATGGATTCATCTTGATAGATCCTTAAAATTATTTAACTAAAACGTCGTCATCAAAAATTGCGGCACGAGTTGTACCAACAACTCCATGGGCTAAATAGAGTCGTACACGCTCATATGGATAGTCTTTGTCAGGTATTAAACTGAACTCAAAAGGTTTACCACCTAGATCTTCAGCCGGTTGTAACCAACCGGTTGTTTCACTAGAAGCACCCTCTAAAAACTCTTGAATTTCATCACCAGCTTTTTTGATATAGTCCGGTGTAGCTTGGAACATGTAAGTTCTAAGGATTTCGATACATTTATTCGTAACTCGTGCCGCAATCTCAGCTGCAGGAACTAAACGCAATGCACTATTTTTACTTTGATACTGGGTTAATACATCACTTAAAACGAATAATGTAGTTTCAAACTTAACTGGGCGAACTACATTTACTTTAGCCTTTGCCAACATTTCTTGAGTCTGTTCATCTTCAAGATCAATATTCGGCATCTGGCTTAAGTTTTTTGCTGTAAATGGATAATCTTTCCAAGCTACTGCATTTTTTAACGGCGCAAAGCCTTGTTTATTTAACTTTGCGTTACGTAATAATTTATCGCCGATGTAATGGCCCAAATAATAAGCTGGGACCTTACGCCCTCTTAGTGTGACAGCACCAGATGGACGGCATAGGTTCGGACTCCAAATGAATTGAACAAACTGTGATTGTGCATCTACACTTGTCGCAAATTGAGCTGCTTGCTCAGCTGTAAAAGTTGGGTTGATTTCAGCATCCAAAGGAATACGTAACTTTGTAGCTGCACGTTGTGCCGCAACATAAATTGGTAAATCATGAGGATTTGGTAAAGTCAGATATGCTGGTGTACTTAATTGACTCGTCAGAATCTTATATAGTTCATCTGGATTAAATGATGGTAACGATTCATCTTCCAATGCCAATGTTTTTGAAGCACGACCTAAGCTATTTGATTCGTTATAAGCATTTGATTTGAGTATTGCTTGTAACGCATCAATACCTAACGATAAATCAAAACGCTCAAAATATTCTTTCGCATCAGCTACAGCGACAATAGAAGCAGAATTTTCAATGTCTCCATCTACTAATCCCTGAACAGTAACAATTTGATCACCTGTTACCGCATCACGGATTTCCAAACGCATAGAAATATCTGCAGGACCGCGTGGGCTAGTTACTTTCGCAAAAAAGGCCACATTGATTTCTGTATTTGCAAGATAACTGTGAGTATCAAATTCCAGTTTTAGTGATGGGCTGGCCCCTGCTACAAGGGATAGCTCACCTGTACTTGATAGAGCAAGTATATTCATTACATTACACGCCCAAGGCTATTTGTTTTAAGTATTTTGAGCCGTTGGCTTTTTTGATTTTCTGGCTAGTTCCAATGTAAAAAAAACCACTCGAAAGTGGTTTTTCATTTCCTAAATTTTATAATCCGCTAGCAGGTTCTGTAGGCTCTTCTGCCTCAGTAGGTACAATTTGAAGTACATTACCTTTCAAGCCATTAATTTGATCTAGGTTATCTAGCAATTGTTTATGAGCTTCGTCACCGATCAAAGTGAATGTGACCTTTTGACCAGCTTGTACCAAAACTTGCGTAAATGGTTCGGTAATGTCACTTAAACCGTTATTTTGAAGTGTAATACTTCGTTCAGTAGGATGATCACCAACAGCATCCATAATTGGGTTCGTGCCATCAATAATGAAAATAGTCATCTTGTTACTCAACAGTTAGATTCTTACCAAGCCCCTTCAACTGACGTAAGTTTTCCAGTACTTGATGTTTAAATGTTTGGTTATGACACGTAATACTTGCTGTTTTACCTGCCTCAATAGCAACACGTGATAACGGTTCTAAAACTGTTGAAAATCCGTTATTAGTAACTTTAATAACTAGCGGATCCACGCTACTCCCACCTGATACTGTTAACAAATCCGTAATGGGAGTATTAACTTTAGAAGTATCAGTTTCTTTAAGGACATGATCCGATTCCGTCCCCACATCATCACCAGACTTACCACCATTTGAATCTAGATCATTTGAAGGTTTGACAGAATCATTCGATGTTTCAGTTGGATTTCCATTTTCTTGAGTATTGGACTCTTCATTATCTGAATCGCCATTTTTCAAATCAGTAGGTTTATTACCTTCATCTTGAGATGCGCCGTCTTCAGGACCTTGGCTATTTAACAAATCACCTTGGTCTGAAGCTTTTTCATCACCAGCTTGGGTATTCTGTGTTTCTGTAGTTTTATTGGTTTTATTACGTGTGTTTTTTTGTTTAGTAGTCGCTTGTTCGTCAGTTGAAGCTAAAGTTTCGTCAGTGTTTTGTGTTGCAGCAGCCATGAGATTTTCCTTTCAATAAATAGGGTAAAAAGGCGCATCGAAATGCGCCCTTATCTGTTTTACTTACGAATTTTTGAGAGATGGCATATTGATACAGTGGATGACATAGCTTTGATCAGCATAACGTTCTAACGGGTTCATTTCGGCTGCTTGAGCACCGATTAAAGTAAGTACTGATTCACGCGCATCTGGTCGAGTTTCAATAACTGAAAGAGGCGTTTGAATAAAGCCAACGAACGGCGCACGAATTGGCTCATTACCACGACCAACTAAAAGCATATCAAACGCTGTATCTGCTTCAGCTACAAGCTCTTGTGCTGTCGGTGCGTGGTAAACGTTTGTACCATCTGCAAGAGTACCAATACGGACAATTTGACCATAACCAGCAGTGTATCCGGTTTTAACTGGCATCTTGTCGCTTGACAGTTGATTAAAGAATACTGACCCAGTATCGCCAACATATAAGTCAAATGCTACGGTAGAGCCACCAGTACGTTGGTTAATATCCAATTTGGCAGCTGCAATAAATTTATTTACTTCCGCAAACAAGTCACCTGAAGTATTAAATGCAGCTGCTAATTTTCCAGTCACACCACGAGAAGCATCAAAAGTAACTTCACGAGCGGAGTATTCAGCTAAATCTTTTGCTTCACCTAATAAACGTACAGTTTGTTCTAAGAAGATTTTACCTTGAACAATTGCTAAAGCCTGACCCAGAAAACCAAGCTTAAGTTCGTTAGTTAACTGAGATTGTAATAGTGTTGAAGCTGTTACCCGTGCCATGATAGGTGACGCAATCAATGTTTCATATTCAGGTTCGAAATCAACACCAACTGGGGTTAATAGATAGTTATCATTACCATCACGCGCATCAAAATCCGCCACAAGATGAACTTCAATTTTCGCACCAGCTGGTAATGCTTCATTTAATGTCACGCTAATTTTGCTAGCTGAAATGTCAATTTCGCTACCAACTACACGATATTCAACGCCGTTTACTACTACGTCTTTCTCAGCAATAGCAGAAATCTTGCCTGAAAATTTTGATTTACTGCGATTTCGAGTATGCGCAACTTCTTTACCATTGATCTTAATAGATACATTACCCGCAATAAATGGCAATAAACTCGCTTTGGCGTCAGGTGTTTTAGCCTTGAAGTCTTCATAACCAGTTCGTGCAGTCACAGTATAAGTTGCACCTGCGCCACCATTAGACAATGCAAAACGGAATCGTCCTTCAACATAAGGCTTAGAAGCATTTGCACCATCTAAGTATTCTGATTTCTTCATTGCACCAAAATCACGGTTGGTGATAAAGCGAATAGATACAATCGGTACTTCATTTGAGCCATTTGAGTTGGGAATCATAGCAACGATAGGTGTTGCATAAGCGATAACGTTGGCGATAGTAGCAACTGTAATTGCTGGAACGATGCTTACAGATTCATGATGCTGGTGATTTACATCATCAAAACCAGATTCATTAATACTATCGTAATAGCTAAGGGTCTCGGCAGGCAAAGCAGCTGCTTGTTTCGCACCACTTAAACCAGCAGTTAATGCAGCTGCAATGATTGAAGGATGTGGTAATTCACCTCCATGACGTGATTGATATTGTGATACCCCAAACATCACAGCTTTATCAACTTCTGGCGCATATTCGATACCAATTGAATCAAAAATTGCTTTTAATACTTCTGGGTACTCATCTGCCGCTGTTTGAGCACTGTCAAACCCATTTTCAAGCTCTTCAGGACTTTTGAAATAGTAATTTCGGCACTGAACAGTAGCTAGTTGTTGAGCATCATACTTTTTACGAATTTCTTCTGTTAACACAGTCATTTTAAACCAGCCTTTGGCTTTCTATGTAAGATGCAGAAAGTCTGACATGGCGTATTTTTACTAAAACTGGTCGGTTCCAAACATAAAAAAGTCCCCAAAATTGAGGACAAAGAAAATGTAGCTAAAGGACCATCTCAGCCCTTTATTTATATAGCTATCCGCTTACACCACTTGAAACATAAATCTCCACATTATCACCTGCTTTCACTTTATAACGGAGCTTATCCCAGCAATGCTGTCTAAACGGTTCAGTATCGGGCGCAGCAGCTGTTAATGTAAGAATAGACACCCAGTGAGAATCGTTTTGCGGATCTGCATATGGAATATTGCTTCCGAAAAACTCTACTTCTGCCCCGTTCCCGATTACCTGGTAATTGAATATTGCAGAAGTACATTGTTCAGCCATTTCAATGTCGCCTGTCTTTTTACCTTTTTCATTGAAAATTAAATAGCTCATTTAGTTTCTCCATCACCTATAGGTGAAATAAACAAATCATCTCTACGGTTTAAAACATACTTACTGCCAAAATCTGCCATGAGGCTAAAACCAGTAATATTTACAATCTCAAACCACAACATTAGGTTTTCATAAATCATTAAACCTAAAAGATCACCTTCTTTAAGAATCAAGTCAGGGATGTTGATTATCCTTTCCAAAACATCATCCAATTCTTCATTGAATGTCTCTACTTGAGCGGTTAGCACCAAGTCAGATGGGTTATTCATTGAGAAGTTCTTTTGAATATAACCACCATTAAATTTATCGAAATGAACATAAGCAGCGCCCTTATATTCATACTTGTAGTTGGGTTCGTCTTGAATCGATAAAGTGTTCGCTTCAAAAGAAAGAGGATCTAAAGGTTTTGAATCTTCAGCCGGATTATTGAAAACTACTTCTTTTCGCCAAATTTGCGCGGGAATACTTGCTAGAGCATTCATCACAACACGTCTAGCTGCTAAACGGCGTCCATTTGCAACTTGATTTACTGATCTATTTAGCATTTCGACTTAAACCCTTCATAAAGACATTTAACATGTCATTGTCGATTGCGCCTGATTTATGTAAGGCTTGAATTCTTTCAATTTGACTTGCTCTAACAGTTTCCACTTCAAAACGTTTGAGGGTTTTTAATTCGCGTTCTAAGAGCTTTTTGGCAACTTTATCAGCTCTACGCATCATTTCTTTTTCTGCTTTTTGGATATTGGCTTTGATTGGCTTAACAGAACCATTCATCAAATCCATTACTTGCTCGTTAATTGAATTCTGTATTTGCTTATCTGTTTGCTTATACCGTGCACCTACTTGTTTCTTACGGTCTTTCTCTACTTCCTTTTTAAGGTAGGCAATCCCTGCTGGTGAACTAATCCACTTAACAACCCGCAATACATGCTTACAAGCCACACCGGATAAATGCGGGTTACGTATTTTCGGAAAGCCGCCCTCATCACGTCCCAAATTGTAGCCGCCAATAGTTGCCATATAGCGGTACCAGAACGTATGACGTTCGCAGTCACACTGAAATTTGATTTTGCCTTTAGCTAAGCGGTTTTTAACAGTGGTTAATGCCTGCTTGTCGATATCAAATACGACAGATTTAAAGTTTGAAAACTCAATCTCAACGTGATGATTTAAGACTTTACTATTTGGACCGGCATTCGTAAGTAAGTGCACTAATCCAGCTTTTCTGCTTACTGGAACCGCCAAATAGATTTGCTCATTTGCCCGGTCAATATCGTCTTGTCGGCTTAAATTAATGATGTTTTGAGGGGTAATACCCTTACTATACTGATCTTTTAATAGTTGAATGTTTTCCTGAAATGCCAAGATATCATCACGGGTAATACGCCGTGGTACTTCTCCATTTCGCTGACCTAATGTTGTAAAAAGTACCCTTTCGACATCATATTTTTCCCCTTGGGCAATATCTTGTGGTCGCAAGAACATAGGTTTAGGGATCTTTCGTCCCCAATCATCATATTCAATTTCTTTTTCTGCAAATGCCCGCTGTTCTCTATCTGCACGCTGGCGGCTCTGTTGATCTCTACGAACTCCACCATTTTGCAAAGACTGGTTTAATTGCAGCTGGGCACGGCGTAAATCATCTGGCTTGAATGCTGACATTTTAATTATCCTGCAAGTATTCTTTTTGAAGTCTTAAAAGATCAACAAGCCTTGGAAAAGCCACCTTATTAAGAGGTAACTTTTCCCAAACGCCGTTCACACCACACGCCACAAGTACTGCATCAATATGGTTTCTTGAACCATATATTTTCAAACTCAACAGTGATGGATCTTGAGATTCATCGTCTTTGATTTCCCAAACAATCAGATTCTGAATATTATTTTGTTGAAGATTCCGGTGAATTAAGTCTCTAATAGCATTTCGATAATCATTTCTCATACTGTTTTACCTATTTAAGCTTTAACAGTACTTACACGAGCAAAGCCACCAGTACCTGCTTTACCAGTGTTACCATTACTTTCGGTTGCAACACCAGGTTCACCAACAACTAAAGTCATATACTGAGTTTTTTCGGTTGAATTCACATATCGGCAAATGAGTAAACCACCACTTGCACCACCACCACCAAGTGCCCAGCCATCATCACCTACACCATTAGCACCATCACCACCAGCACCCCAGTTTGATACTGGACTTACTGATGCGCCGCCTTTGTGGTTTGTTTGGTTTGCAGCTGTACCAGCGTTACCAAGCTTGCGTGAAATTTCGGTTATGTTTGATGTCACAGTGATTACACCTGCTAAACCACCAGCACCATTTGAGAAAGCACTACCATTCGACCACTGACCACTGGTACCGCCTTTACCGCCGCCAACAACCGCCAAATCAAGTTCATTTAAACGTAAGCGTGTATCTGTTCCACTGGTCCCATGTGCCAATGCTCCTAACTCCCAGACACTGCCACCACCAGCACCACCAGCACCAACCAAAATGAATTCTTTTTGTTCTTTCGGTTGAATTGGAATGATATAAACACCTGGGACTGTGTAATCGCCGTTTCCATCGTTTAGTGTTTCTGCAGCTACCTGAACAACGGACCAATTCACAGTACCTGAATACCCTATCCGGTTTTGACCTGAGCGGTCCCAAACTTCATATGAAAAACCCTTTTCAGCACGGGTAAGCTTCCATGCTTCATGTGGGCTTTCTGGTGTTAAATAGATTGCATACTTTGAATCACGTAAATCAGTAACTTTGCCACCTAGTTCAACTGTGGCTGAGCTACCAATATTTACACCTGCTCCAATTAATTTTGGATATTGAGCATCTAAGTTTTTCTTGAAATCGATTAACTGCTGTAACAAATTTTTGGAACTAAGATCTAGATCATCAATCTGTTGTTGTAAATCATCGTCTTTGGCTTTTACATCTTTTTCAAATGCATATTGGGGGTGCGGATCCTCATGCTGATTATGTTCAGTCATGAGCTTACGAATTAACGCGCCGTATTGTGGGTGTGGATCTTCATCTGCACTATGCTGGTTCATCAACATCACTGCAATTGGAGTATTTGGATCAATTTTTATAGTTACATTTTTTAAATTAACGTCAGTTAAAACAAATCCAAAAGTAACGATAGCAACCACGTTTGCATGCAGTGACATGATTGATTGAACTTCTGTAGTTGACGCCACTGCAAGTAAAGTGCCATCTGATAGATATATACCTAACTCAAACACTTCCATTGTTAAAGTTGGCTCAATACTCATCACAAAACGCAAAGTTCCAGTTTCTGTGTCTACACCACCACCATTAAGCGAAAATCTGGCTAATTCATTTTTAAGAGAAGTTAGGTTTTTCGCTTCAACTGATGCATCAAATTTGCCGGTACCAACAGCAAGATGAGTAAGCTCCCCACCAAAGCTAGCAACATCGCCTGCTTTATTTAATGCATTCCGACCTGCGTCAGTTAAAAAGAAATTAATAGCCATAACCCACCCATATGATTTATTGATCTATGGTAGTTACGGCAAAAAGGTTCGGTGGGGGGCAGTTCCACAAAACTAATCATTTTCTTTTTCGGCAGCTTCTCTTAAAGCACTGAATCTTGACTTACGTTCAGCTTGTTCACGGCCTTCTGGTGTATCGTCAGTGACATTTACAGTTTCGTAAGCTTCAGTGTAATGAACGTTTTCTAAGAATAAGAAGGCAAAAGCATCACCAATATCCGGTGATTTAATTCCCATCCGTTTCATTTCGTCTTTGCTTAAGATTTTATAACGAGCAAAGTCATCAAAACGGTATGGAACGTGGATTAACTGATCTTTAATTTTCACATTGTGTTTCTTCGTTTTTATTTTAAAACGGCCACTTGCGATTGCTCGAGCTAAGCCAACATAAGCTAATGACCTTTTATTTGTAAACTCTTTTCTATTGTCATTACTAAAACATTGTGAGCCCCAATAAACAGGAACGTAGAAAATACCTTGCTTTTTAAGGTATTGGCCTAAACCTTTACCCGCCCCGTTATCATCTACAACTAAGTTAGCATTTGGGTACTGTAAAAGTAGCTCATTAATCTTTGCAAATAGTTCTAAGATATCATCTCTGTTTTTGCATAATGGAATATCTACAACTTCTACACGGCGTGCGCGCTCTCCCCATTGCGATTCACCCCAAACTTTAGAAACAACAATTACTGAATCGTCACGGCCGACACCACCACCAACGTCAACCGTAATGACATAGCCGAATTGATGGTCATCAAAAATACTGGCGCCAACATACATTTCTTCAGTTTGACGCTTGGTAATTAAGAACTCGTCTGATAAGTCTGGGAATTCACCTAGAACACGAATCTTATACTGGGCATCTTCTCTGCTTCCGTATTTTTGCCGTTGTTCTTCTAAGGACTGCTTACTAACTAGTGGTGACTCTTCACCATTAAATGTGAGAGCAATCCATACCCCACCTGCTCGATGACTTAACTTATGATGAGTTTCATAGAACATCCCCGCGTTACGGGTAGGCTGAGAGGTCATTACTGCACGGTTGTCTTCGTGCGTTAAGGCACCAAATGCTACATCAAGTACGGCATCATCTACACCACTGGCCTCATCGACCCAGACCATGTAGTTATCGCCGTGGTTACCTGCTAAGTTTGTAGGTTGATGTTTTGGTGCTGTCTTCGCAAAGACATACCATTTTTCTTTGTAGCCTTTGATGTATACAAGTTCAGATTGGTACCCAACATAATCAGCAAGCCAAGCCAAAGGCCCTTGCTTCAATCGTGCTAGATTGATACTGATTTCTTTCCACACTTGTTTCTTTAACTGCCCAATCTGCGGAGCAGTAAACATCATGATGGATTCATCAAAAAACAAGAGATGCCATAAGGCAACAATACCGGCACTGGCCGTTTTACCAGTGTTATGAAGTACTAAGTCATCTTCACCCAAGAAAAATGGATCTGGATCGAGTACAAAACCGTAATATTTACCTTCACCTAGCTCAGTAACCGATGTAATTTTTAAAGGCTTATGTTCCCCATCTATAAGCCTATAAGATGCAAACTGTTCCCTACTTTCAGGTTTAAGGTTCATATATTGAGAAACAAGCAATTCAATCTTGTCGCCCTTTGACCACCCGTTACCATCGTATAAAGAAATTAAGCAAAGAATATGTGATTTATTGAATGTATGAGCTTTACCATTCTCATATTCAAACCGGAACATTTCCTGATAACCGGTTACTGTTTTAATTACATCTAGTTCTGTCTTACCATCTGCAGCAAGAATTTTATGATTTAGATTAATACGCTCAACTGGGATAAATTCCCCATTGGCTAATTTGATTAAAGTCCCTTTACCAAAGCAACCATGCCCCGATGCTACTGAAGTACGGCTACCATCAAATGCAATAGATTCAAAAAGTAATTCTTGTTGCCATGTGGGTTCGACACCTAATGCTTCTACGGCGAAAGCATAGATGTCGTATCGATAACGCTCACAAAGTTCCCACCATTCGGGAATTTCTTTTAATGGTGCCAAAGCCATACCGTAAAAACACCATTACTTAAAAGATTGAAAAAGGAAGCATTGTTGGATCTACAGCATCTTCTTCAAACTGATTCCCTTCAGTAATTGAAAAGCCTTTGGCAATTTTCGTACTAGCCCAAACAGCTAATAGAATTGCAATGTGTCCATTGTTTAAGCTGCTGCTATCAAATTCTTGCTGAAGGCCGTTTTTATCGACCTTACGGATTTCAAGTACGTTTTTAGGGTTGTACTGGTTTAGCTTCGGCTCAATTTCAATTAACTTTGCTCTGAAACGAGCTTGGTAAATTGAAATCACTTCTTCTAAGTGCTCTTTAGCATTGAAACTTAATTGCCAATTCTGTACTTGATCCGGTGAGTCAGTTACTACAACTGTTTGATCTCTTAAATCGCTTGGTACGGGCAAATTTGAATAAACAGCTGTTTTTTGAATAACAAGCTCACCTGTATCAGCAAATGCCGCTCCAATAAGTCGAATTGGTTGATCCGAAAACCCAGCAACACGGCTGTCTATACGAATAATTCCAGACATTACATTTATCCTTAGCGCCGTTTGCGTTCTAACTTGGTTTGGCATTCAATGCAGAATTTCACGCCACCTAAAGCACGGCGGCGCTCTGGTATTTCTTCACCACATTCAACACATTCTTTTTCAGATTCGCCTTCAAAACGGCATCGGTTTGCAATTTCTTGCTGCAATAAATAATCAGCACTTTCTTGTGCCTTATCGATTAAGTCAGTCATCTATACGCTCAACTGTAATTTCACCTGTTTCTCTATCACCCTTCACACGCTGGTGATCGAGTGATGTGTACTGATCAGCTTGCACTACAACTTTGTCGTTGATTGCGGGCTGTTCCGTTGCTGAGCCGTCAGGTTCATAGCCATTACCTGTGTTGTTGTCGAATGGACCACCGAAACCGATAACGTTAGGTGTATAACCCACAAGCTGAATATCTACAGTTGAGATAGAAAGATTGATTGCTTCGCTTGGGACTGGTGATGGAAAAAGTTCATTTTCAAAAACAGTGAATGTTGAATTAACAACATGATCATTCCATTGCTGAAATGGCACATTAAAACGGCGGTTATCGCTGCTAGACATGTATGCGCAAAACTGCCCAATGACTGAACGCAGATCATTGGGATTGGTGGCAAAGAAAGCGATTTGAGCACGTACAGTTGTCGGCACCAGACGAACCTTCACCCGTTTCTCATCAATGACCGTTTCAATAAAATCAGGCACTGGTAGTAATTGATTTACATCAGGGGGTTGGTCAGTTAACGCTGTTGCAGTAAGCATTACAGGTAAAATCACTTTGGATTCTTCCTCATGCTTCTGGCTTTTTCTATATTCAGAAAGCATTGCTTCTGAATCGTCCATCATCCGTGACGGACATGCTTTTATAGCGTTACCAATGGCTCTCAACTTCCAGTCAGCCGTTAATTGGGTCTCAGGCATATACCAAGCACGAAAATTGACAAGCTGCTTATACCAAGCGTTTTGGATGCATTTAAGCGAATCGTTGGGGTAATTCATTATTACCCCCATACACTAAAGATACTGCCAAAAGACTTTTTCGGCTTTTTAGGTTTCTCTTTTACGTTTGGATTGTCCAAACTTTGAATGATTTGTTCAGCTTGTTGTTGTACTGAATCAAAACTCTTCACAGGATTTACCATACCCGTATAGAGTTCTTTTTTTCGTTCTTCTCTAAGTTGTTGCAAGCGTTTCTGTTTATCAACTTTTTCTGATAATTCACCCACTAATCCTTGAGCATTTCCTAACTCGGTTAATAGATGCAGCTGACTATTGATATTGTCGTATGTCTGTAAAATTTGATCTTCAAGTAATTGGGCAATAATAATTTCGGGCTGTGATAACTGTGAAATATCTGTTGCGCTATCAAAGCAAGAAACAACACCTTCTGGCTCTTCAGGAACAAATAATCCATCAAATAACTGACCATCACCTACATTACTTGCATAATTTGGTTGTGCAACGAAATCAAAACCAAAAAAACCCGTTGGAATTAAACGGCCACCGACATTCTTGTAATTGACTGATGTGCTAAAACCACCCGCTTGGGCTTTATAATCTTGTAATGCGATCTCACCAGGCTCGTTATCATAAAACTCTTCTCGGTGTTCAACTGTTCCATCCTTTGACGCACGTAATTCAATTGTTTTAAATGCCCGTGAAAGATATACAACTTTACCTTTAATGATCACCGTTTCAGGCGGCACCATACCATAGCGCTGTCGAATTTGATGACCGTAAAAACCTTGTAATGAATTAGTAGCAACCATTTCTTGTACATGGTCACTGTTGATCAAGTTGACCATTGCATCTACATCGACATTACTTCGATCAACACCGGTAAATTTACGGCATCGGTCATGTAAGTTGTAAGATAGAACTTTTGTCTTTCTATTTTTGCTAGCCATAAAAAAGCCCCAATGCTGTGATTGAGGCTATTGTTTCAGTTGTTCTATAGTTGAAATTTAATCAGTTCCAAATCAAATCTTTTGATCAAACTCAATTAATTCCAATAGCTTGTCATGCTGTTTATCTTCAATGGTTGCATCAAAGATGTACCCACTTTTAAGAGAAATAAAAACATCATAAAAGCGCTCATGGACCATGCCTCCTCGATGTTCACTTTCGGAGACTTGCAAACAATCCATTTGAGATAAGTCAATTAATTGAGAACAAGCACGTTTTCTACAAAAGATTTTTAATCGCATACTTCACCCAATTACTTAACAAGAGTGCCTTCAACACCACGAGCACGGCGCTCAGCTGTACGTTTATTAAATTCTTCTAGCGCACTTTCCATATAAATAATGGCTTGTTTGTTGAACTCACTCGGAAATTTTTCATCCAAGGTTTTAGTACGGTGAATAAGTACTTTTAACAATGCTTCACTAGTAACCCCATTCACCCCATGTTCTGGAATTGGGCCATCTTGAAAATGAATACTGATTTCAAAATCTTTTGCATTTTGGTTTTCAGGATTTGCTGAAATCTTATAGTAATGGCCCTGAGCATATTCCGTAATGCCTTCAACCACTTCCCCTTTAATAACTTTATCAATTTCTTGTGGTTCTAATTCATGGCTAGCATATCCTAAGAAATGATCAATTAATAAGTTTTCTCCCTGACCATTGATAGGTTCTGCGATTCCTACTAAAACATTGTCTTGAGCTTGTTGCATATAAAAAAGTCCTGAACTAATGAACAGGACTATGAAATCATTTTGTATTTGAGCGCTAACTCAACAGTTCCAATTGAATTAAAGGAAGTTATAGACTGCATAAGGCTTAGCTGCTATTGCCGCTGCAAAGCTTGTGGTGCCTAAATCTCTATCAAATGCCATTGAGTGAACTTTAACGACAATATTGGCTGGTACTAAACGGCGTAATATCGGTGACAGCTCTACCACTTCATTTGCATCAACAGTTTTATCTAAAACAATTCTAATCCGACTTGTTAAGAAGTAATTTGGCTTTTCAAAATCAGACAAATAGGCTGGATATTCTTTTAGCTTTTCCAAGCTATGCCATAGCCGGATAATCTGAAAATGATCTTTCCCCCACAACATTCGTAAAACAAACTCTAAAAACGCTAATCCTCTTTTATTACCCATGCTGCTCCAATTGGCATAGATAATTCGCATTAACGTGTCAGAGGTGTTATTTCGGCGTAATACAACAAGTCCGTTTTGTTTAGAGAACCGTTCTACAACTGTTTTACTACCGATATGAGGACAACCGTAATCCAATAAATCTTGTATGGACTGTTCAAAGTTTTGTGCAAATACTTGTTTAAATGCTTTAGCAAGTGCGGTTTGCAAGCCCGTACTCACATATTGTTCATCGATAGGCCGAGTAAAGCTTATAGGGTCCATGTAGCCCCCGAAATATCAGCGGTGCGTTCCAACTCAACAGTAATGCTGTCTTTTGTCACATACACCCACTCATTAGGCTTATTCAACTCATTTGAAAGCATAATGGTAAAGTCACTCATCCGGTCTTGGAAAGCCACAATATTGTCATTAATCAGCTTCCCCATTTCTTGCGTATTAAAGCCATTAACCAGCCAACGACTTGAGCTCAATGATTCACGCCCGTATCGTTCTACAAGTAATTCTTTGATCTGTGTCTTAACCATATCTGTGTTATGTACAGAAGCCAAAGAGCCTTTAATTTTTACTTCAATTGGCTTTTCTACAACTTCATGTACATTCACTTTACCTTCATACAAGTTATCGCAATAACCAATATACCGACAGATATCTTGTTCTAACGTTGCTTGTTCAGCTGGGTTCTTGGCAACCACCACAAGATTTAAATGATTTATGTCGCGGTATGTAATGGCAAAGTGTTGCTCTTGCAACGTTTCATTCCAGACAGAAATAAACTGTGCCCGTTTCATAAATTTTTTACGGACTGCATAGTCAAAGTTGCCGAGAAATACCGCATCTTCATCGTAAAGTGATGGATAGCTTGATAATAAACGTAATTCTGATACAGCTAACGGATCTACGCCCTCTCTAATCAGTCCACCAGCTTTAAAACGCACTGATACCCGCTGTTCATCATTAGTAAGTACATCAAGTAAGGCCGCATCTTTTAAACGATTAACATCAACTTCCCCGTATGTCTCAAGAATTCCAATTATTACCGTTTCATTGGCTTGCAGAGTACGACCAGCTCTCTCAGAATCGCCAAACTCAATAAACAATCTTCTTAGATTATCTGTAGTAATAGTTACAGCATATTCACCTGGTTCAACATTCATCCAGCGCGGCTTAATTACATAGTTATTATTGCCCTGCTTAACCGAAATATTTGCAAGTGAAAGGTCCTCTAAAAGGTCAATTCGATATTTATGGAACCCTTCAGTAACTGGTACAACATATTTAATTTCACGGTATTCACTTTGTTCTGCTATTACTTCCGCCGTCTCACCAGCTTTAACAGTAATTGATTGAAGCAACCGCCATACTCTACCGCCGCTATGGTCCTCAATCATTCGCCCTTGACTTAAGCTCACAGCATTTGTTGACCGGTTGATAATTTCTATTAAGTGCTGACACGGTGTACCTATAGGCAAAATGCCTTTATTTGTAGCATCCGCAATAATTGAGCGGTCACGTGTTTTGGTAAATGGTTCAATTGAAGCAATATCGATTTCTGGACCAAATGCAGTCAAAAAACTAGCCATAGAACGCAGCTGGTGAACGACAAGTGGATCTTGAGCTTTATAGCGTTCCTGAATCTCATAATCATCTATCGCTGCTTGGAGCTGGGCTTCAAAATCAGCTTGCGTTAATGTCATATGTCTCACCTGTTACTGATTTACCCAATCGGTCTGCTACTTGGTTAAGATCTATATTCACATTCATGATGCTTAAATGAATATGAACCGTCTCAAATCCTTCGGTTTGTGAATACAGGGCTAATTGGTCAGAGTTAAGCTCAGATAATATTGGTAGATCCTTTTTCATCTTAATAAGAAAACTATCTGCCACCCTCGAGTCTAAAGGTGCCATTAGCAAATCATAAAGAGGTGCACCAAAGTCAGAACCATACTTCCCATTAACCGGATGATTAAGCCAGTACTCAACCATGTCTAAAATTGTTTTAGATGTGATCATTAGGAAGTTGCTCTATTACTGAAAATCATCAAAAGCTTTACTAGTATTGCAGTGCCGATCTGGTAAGTTGAAAAAATGGTGAAATAGATTATGAATATCCATAATGAAACGCTTAATGCATCAAAATATGAAGCAACGTTATAGATTCGCCAATCAACAAGAATAATAGTGATCAATACACATGCCATACTTATGAAATACATATATCTGATTTCTTTAAATAAGAGGCTTATAGGCACATGACGGAATTGTTTAATATACGCAGCTTTATTCTTGCTATTCCATCCTGTAACAACGGAAAGATAAGCTAAAAATGCAAGAATTAAGACAATATCAATACCGATTTGAATTTGCATAAAAAACACCCTTAATAAGAACTGTATTAAGGGTATTGCTTTTGTATATATGTAAGCGTGAATGGTTCCATATTTGAAAATAAGAAATGCATGGATTATTATATATACAAAGCCCGCTCCACTTATGACACGAGAACGTATAGGGTCATAAGTGTAGGTTAGAAGATGTCGCAACCCATCTCTAACTACCGGGCTTTTTTTAATGCACTTCAAAAGCTGTAAGCAGCCATGCATTACTACCTTCTCGCTTAATCAATGACGCTTCATGCGAATTAAATACAATATTTATTCTTGTAGATAATCCACGTTCTGTACGCCGTTGTGTACTACCTTGAGCGATTGTTTGCACAATAGTATCCACAAGCATATGCACAACTTCATCATATGTCATGCCATCACTTTCCATACGGCGCTTGATAATATGCTTAATACCCTGTTTATCACTGCCATACTCAAAATCCACCCAGCCTAAATCATTACGATACATAGCTCTATGCACTGTGGTTTTTTCCATAATGGCTTTGTTCATTGCAGCTTTACCACGTGTGATATTTGCTGTAACTGATTTGATTGGACTCGCACTATCAAATTCAGGCTTTCCCAGTTCGGATTGACCAGCCTCCGAACTTATACCAAGTTGTTGCTTAGCATGTTCAATTTGTTCTTTCAGCTGGTCACGGTGAGCTATTTGCTTAGCTAAATCCTCATCAAGCTTTTGCTCTTGTTCTTCGACTTCTTTAATTTTCTGATCTACAGAAGTACGGCGCGGCGGTAAGCTAACTTTTTCACGCTTATTTTGTTCTTGGATTTTAGATTGTGCTTCACGGATAAGTTTAGCAACACAACTTACGGCGTTTTCAAATGTTGGCTTATAGTCATCACTAAAATCGCCAGATAGAACAATTACTTTATCATTCAGTTCGGCCTTCACTACATCCGCTAATGCACGAATATAAAGTGTAAGCGTAGCGCCACCTGAAAAGAAAAATGCAACTGGTAAAACGCTAACACCAGCAACGCGCTTAATTTTGCGAAATTCTGGTGTAACAATCGTTTGGCCTGTTGCTTTTTCTAATGCCGATTGGATCTTTTTAATGTATGGAGAAGTAGCTGTTATAGCTGCAAGATTAAGACTGCCCATGAAAAATAACCTCATATCAATGAGGCTATTTTGATATTGCTAAAACCTAAATAATGATAAAGGTTCCATCCAAGTTTCAAAGCATTGCACTTAATTAAAAATATACTACACATATCATCTAATTAAATGATACAACTGAATGATAGGCCACAAAGAATGGCTGAAACATCATTAATTTATTTACACGGAATTTTTAAATGTATTTTGTTTATGAAGGTCAAAAGATCACCCTTGACCCAAATAAGATTCAACAATTTGGCAATAACTTAGTTTATGCAGACACACTACTGTGCAATACAAATGAATTAATTGTTAGTAAACATAATGGTCAAGAAATCTCAATTTCTACTAAAAAATTTACACCCTTTTTTAATGCTACTTTTCCTCAAATGAATGTTCAAATCCAGTGGCTGAATATTCAAAAGACTGCTGAGTTAAACACGTTAATCGATATCGATAATTCTCTAGTTAATAACAAAAACGATAAGATTCCATTGACACTAGCTCAACAGAAAGTTCTCAATGTAAAAAATCCAAAAACTTTTGATTCTCGCTATGAAAGAGAATTAATTATTAAAAATCTCTCTAGAGCAATTCAAGATTTTGTGAAATGAAAAAAGCCAGCTAATAGCTGGCTTTTTATTAGGGGAGTCCTATTTAGACATCTTTATATTTTGATAAGCCCTTATCGATTCACAGGTTCGAAAGGAAAGCGTTTTAAAACCTTCCCAAGTTCAAGCACCTCATCTTTATGAAGAAAATCCCACAATTGATTAAAGCGTTCACGCAATTGCACAACATTAACTGGTGTGTGGTGTAGTGAATATTGCTGTACAGAAACTGCTCCGCTTTCTTGAATCGATATCCAAAAGTTTTTAGGTCCTTTTGGAGATTGATACTTTAGCTCCTCACCTAATTGCTGTGCAATGTCATAAGCAAGAGGGTTTTCTAATGCTGGATAACGAGCAGCGAGATTATCTACAAACTTTTCTAAACGTTTAAGTGTATCTGTTTCAGCTGGAACTAGCTCTTGTAACGGCAAGAGCTCAAGATACTGCTTCGCCTCATCAAAATGGATTGAAAGCAATTGGCTATATTTAGCAATTCCAAAGTGGCGATTATGACGAATCCACATTGAAGCTCTTAAGCTTCGATCCCTCCCTGCACGGCGATCAACTATCTCGTGCAGTGCATTTTGTTGTTCTGGAGAAATGGTTAAGCGTTGGTTTATTGCTTGCCCTTTAGTCCAGTATTCCCACAGCACATCGTCGCACTCTTGCTGGTACATGATCACAGTATCTCGAATTTCGGGATTAACCTTGTTTGGACTTATAGTCATTAACCATCCAAAAAGCTTACGAACAGGTAAACAAACCATATTGTACTGTTTACCATCTTTTCCAGTTGTCACTATTTCAGTGATAACTGAACTAAATCTTTGTTTTAACTTTTCATATTGTGATTGCCATGTGAGGCCCATTCCTTCAACAATTGGGCGCATGGCAGTAAATGGCTGATTGTTGAATTCAATAATTACTAAATCAGCACTATGAAAAGGTACATTAATTTGTGTTAAAGTACGCATGTTGTTGCTCCTATGCAATGACAGGCCTCGTTTTCTTTCCACGGACTGCGAGGCTTTTTTGTGGTTAAAAATTTACATATTGTTCTTCTGTTAGATTACTTAATAAATTAAAAAAAGTAGGTCGAGTTTCCTTAGTTAATTTCTGTCTAGGAAATTCACTTAATATTTTGACTGCTTCCACAGGATCTAACTGTGAAGTAAATGGAACTGATAATTGAATAAATGATGTTTTATCTGTTTCCAAAGCTGTATCCAGCACATCTTTTACTTCATTGTAGCGCGGCTTCCTTTGCGCGGTTAGGAAAAGTCCATCAAAAATAATATAAATCTCGTTTAATCCTGGTAATTGGACTTTCGCAATTGCTCCCATGAGGGGCAAATTAGTTTCAGGCCCGTCATCTCTACTAAACCCATCAGTAGGTGTACGATAAGTCGCAAATAAGATTACTTCTTGACAATTAGGTAGCTTCAAATAGTCGAGCAAATTAAGACAATTTCTCGTGGTATTACTTTCGTGATATCTGTGAGCAATTATTAAATCTTCATTATTGTAGAGCGAGGCAAGATAATTCGCATAGGGTAAATATCTTTGGCAAGATTTGGTTATGTAATCTGATCTAGAGGAGAAAAGATTTGAGTTATGTACTTTATCTTTTAGAAAGTCATCAATTTTTCGTGTTAAAGATATGGGAATTGTAACGTTAATCTTTTCAGTCTTTTCCGCATAGATTGATGTATCAATTGTTATGACATGAAAAAAAACATCTTTATCACGTTTTTTAAATGTTACTGAATTAATTTCAGTCGGCTCAGGAATATCAAGACCTTGGTCACTTAGAAAATCAAAATACTCAAGCGTCTTCTCATATACCTTCCTAATCACCTCGTCATAACTGGAACCAGTAGCATTAATATTCGGTTTATCAAAAAGTGCAGCCTCATAAATATCTTTTTTAAAGAAAGACTTAGATTCTGTAATCTTTACAGCAACTGTATAGTTTTTCACCAAGAACTCCTTTTGAATGATATTTCAGATTTTTAGACACCTTTTTTAATAATAGTTCTAAAAAAAATATTGTCAACAAATTTAAAATCAAATAGTTATTAATAAAAATTCAACTTATTGAAATTATTAATTTTAAATTTATAACCCCAAGATTCCAAAATTAAAGATTTATAGAGTTACAACTCTATACTGTGATTTTATTTGCTTCACTTACGTTAAGTTAAGTTAAGTTAAGTTAAGTTAAGTTAAGTTAAGTTAAGAATAGATCAAGTTATATGAAAAAAAATGCCGTGATAACTATCACGGCGGTTTTTCTTGATCATATTGGAAAAATCACAAACCCTTACATGGATTATTTAGAGGTGTCACAGTAGCAACACTACTTGCACTTCCACCCAATTGTTTATACTTGGCAAAGCTTTGATTTAGAGTTTTTTGCCCATACTCGATCCGTTGAGCAGCTGCATAACGCCTATCTAAACGAGTGACACCGCTAAAACTTTGTAACCTATCTTCTTCTTTTAAAACGTCTTGTGCAACTTTAATACTATTTCGTGCACTAACAACATTAGAGGATTCTATAAATAGCTTATAATTATTAGTACTTTTGCATAGATTAATTTTTTGTCTATTTTCCCGCTTCTTAGCATCAATTAAACGGGCTTGTTCCTCCCTCTCCGCATCGGCTCGATCTCTTGCTTGTTTTGCTAAACGGATTTCTTCTTCCCATTCCTCTTTTTCCCGTTCTTTAGCATTCTTTTTATTAATTGCTTCAATATATTCAGCCTCTCTTAACTCACTAACTTTATTTAAGTACTTGTCATAAGCCATCATAAATTTTTCACCACAACTATTGGCAATAAAACGATGGCGCATTTGAAAAGTTTTTACTAGATTGTTTTTGCTATTTTCATCTAATTCAGGATTATTGATTCTAGCAATGTCAACTAAATCATAATAAATGTCCACATTTACATCTGAAGAACTATATATTCCTTGCTTATATATCAAATTATTAAAAATTGAATCTGAATAGGCATCAGGATTTGGCGTTCCCTGTAAGGCTGCAATTTTATATTGTGTATCTAATATTACATTGCCAGTTGTCCTTTTATAGAACTTACAACTTTGCTTAGAATCTAAACCATATTTTTCTCGTAAAAGAACATAAAGTTCGTCCATGCCACCATAAGACACTTCAGGGTTTGTACTTAATAAATCACAACTAAAAATACAAAGTTCACTAACTACCTTTGTCGAATTAATATTTTCACTGTTGGTAGCAATTATTTGTTTATTCAGAATATCATTAACACTTGTAGCAGCTTGAACATAACTTGAAAAAGCTGCCGTAACTAAGAAAGATAATTTTAATAATTTTAAAGTCATATATATCCCAAAACTAAACGTCTAATTTCCCCATTCCAATGCCGCCAGTTAGAGCATGAGCAAGGAAACGATCACTAACATTCTGCCCGATGTTACCATTATTCTGATTTACAACAACAACTTCCTGTGGGTTAGGAGTATTTAAAGGTTGCTTAAACGGCGTGACATTAGTTAATAATCTATTTTGATTATTTAATGAAGGTTTTGCTTTTGTAGTAGCTTGGGGAACGATAGCTTTTTGGGTGCTTAAAACACTAGCAACTTTAGCTCTTGTATTTTCCACAATATGACTTGATTTCAAATCTGATACAGCTGGGGTATTTTCTTTAGGTAGATTAGTTTTCTGTTCCTGAACGGTTTTATCAATGTTAGCTCTGTATTTATATTCCTTTTCTAAATGCGGTCTATAATCAAATGACTTCCCATTGCGAAGCTTTGTTTGCCCATACGCCCATCTTACATATTTTGTGCCGAGAACTCGGGCAATATCTTCTTTTGATGCATTTGGGTTTTTCTGCATATAAGCTTTAACTGAAGCATATTCTGGATTCGTTTCGATTTCATGCTTCATAAATGCACCTTGTGCATCTAAAGCTGCTTGGCTCCGTACCATATTACCGTTTGCATCAAGTAATCCCCTTTCCTTCATATATGCCGTAAGCCGGTCTTTACGAGCTCCTTGCCAAGAAATCATTCCCATATTTATTCCACCAGCTTTATCTTGATGTTTACCAAACAAGTATTCATCTCGATAATCATTTTCTCGACCAACGGAAGCAGTTAAACCAGCAGCCCAATTATCATTAAAACCTGCTTTCTTCATAGCATTGTAAACTGCAAGTTGCTTTTCCTTAGTTTTTTCACCAATTGGAGAAATAGTTGATCCATAAGCAGGTACATTTTTATTTGCTCCAAAACCCGGCTTATAAACTCCTTGCCCAATGCCCCATGTGGGAACGCCGTCATGAAATGGATTAAAGCGATTAAATTTATCCTTAATGAAATCTAAGGTATCACTAGCAGTATCTTTAACACCGTCTACAACTTTTGATGCTGTACCTTTTGTCAGTTCAAAAGCATTGGTTGCATAGTTAACAAACCCTTTCCAAGCAGTATTAATAATACCTGGTACATCTGCAGCAATTAATGAATCTGTCCACTCTTTAAAATACGGCGCAACTACGGTACCTAGCTTATTCCCAATCCAAGAACCAGCCATACCACCAATTAATGTTCCAACTGGACCAAATAAAGACCCGACAGTACCACCAATTACTCCACCCGCAAGACTACCAACAGTACCGCCTTTTTCTTGTGTGCTTTGTTCATTCCAATCTAATAATGATGCACCAGCAGCCAATGCACCTATTACGGGTAGACCACGGCCAAACTTAAGAAATTTACCTAAGCCCTTTCCTAATTTCCCTACACCTTTCTTTCCTTTGCCTAGAGCACCACCTAGAAGCCCACCACCAGCAGATAACACGGAAGTAAGCAATTTCCCTAGAGAACCTAACAAACCACCCTTAGACGCCAAATTATCGGCAATACGCTGCAATAACTTTATTTGTTTGCGGTTATGGTTCTCTTGTTCACGAGGTAATGGCTCATTTCTCTTTTTACTACGCATCAATCCAGTTAATGGCCGCAAAGCTAATCCTGCTGCACGGCGTACAGGTGAAAGTAAATGACCAACTTCATTGATTGCGTCAACTGTAGGATCTACACCTTGTGTTGAGTTCGGCATTACTCCTTTAATCGCCGTAGATATCGTTTGGGCAACTTTACGAATTGATGATTGGTTTTGGGGTTCATTAGGGTTTGATACAAAACGGCCTTTTTCGTCACGCTCTGGTACACTAGGATTTACAATTTTTGATAAGTCATCATGACTATTAATTTCTATAGCTGGTTTTAAACTCTTAGGTTGGTTAATTTGTTTCTTTTCTACAGTCTTAAGGTCATCAACTGATTGCTCCAATACACCTGCAAAGTCTTTGACAAGCTTGTCTGCAACAACAAATGCTTGAGTGATTGGATTTGCTTTTTCTTTTAATAAATCTTCAAAATCTAAAGTTTGTCTATTATTGACAGCATTAAGCATCTTTTGAAATTCAGTCAGTTTAGGCTGAGGCTGTGCGAGCTGTACTTTTTGCTCTTCAAAGCTTTGAGTAAGAATATCTATGATCTTCTCAATATTTGAATCAATCGTACTTACTTTTTTTTCAACTCGTTTCATACCAATAATGAAACCAAGTTCATCATAAGATAAAACTGGATTATTGTGATTTGAATCTGTCATAACAAAAATGCCCCATACTGATATAGGGCATTTTGAATCATAATTATTTTTGAATTTTTAAGTGTTCCAACCAAAAATTTAATTAAAACTTAATCTTTAGAAAATAATTATTATGATCCAAAACATCTAATTCAATTTGGTATCCTAGATCGATTAGGGACTGTTGTAACTCATTGACTACTGCCATTGTAGCTCTTGATTTTGATAAGGTGAAAGTCATTTCTTTCTGTCCTTTTGCGGCAAGAGAAGTAATAAATACACCTACTTCTTGTTTCAATTCCTCAAGTGTAGATGGCTGTGCAGATTCTGAGATTTTAGCTGCTTCTGCTGCTGAAATAAGGGTCATAACTTAATACTCTATTTAATTAATGATTTTAAGCACTTTGTAAAATATAAATGCCACATGCATTATAATTAATAGAAAGATAATAATTTCAATGGTGTAAAGTTTTATATAAAATCTATTCATTTTTATCATCTGGCTCTACTTCACCTGCTTCAATTAGCGCTAACTTACGCATAAACGCCTCTTCTTTTTTCTTCTTCATATTAGCTTTAGCGATTGCCATTCTTTCTTCAGCACCCGAAATAACAGAACTACGCCGTGCTTGAACTTCCGACTGGTCTTTAAGATCATCTACATCTAAGCCCCAGAACATTGCTTCTGTCTTGGCAATGTTAGAAATGCTGATACTTTGCTTAACGTTTAAATCTACAACTTGACATATAAGTCCCATCTTGAACTTGACTAATGCTAATTGTTCCTCAGTTGGATTATTTAAATTCAGTACTTCATCTCTAATATGAATAACACTATCGATAGTGTCTGTAATTAACTCTCCAAGCTTATGAGCTCTTATACGGTTGTTTTTGACAACCAAAGCTGACTTTAGATAGTTCTCGTTGACTGTAGAACGGCCACCGTTGTTATGACCACTATTTTTTGAGTTTTGACTATTAAATTCAGCAATATTTGACGTTTTTTTGACAGAATTTTGACTATTACTTTTTACAGTTTTTTCAGTATCTTGTGTATCTTCTTGACCATTGTTTTTTTTGGTCAATTTTTTAATCTCTTTATTAAGCTCCTGAGCTGTCTTTTTGACTAGAGATTTAGCTTTCTTTTTCCATTTCTCCGCAAGTGCTTTACGGCGTACAACGGATGGCGAAGGCATCTCACAACCGAGTTCTTCGCCAACCTGATCAACTAAACCTTGCCACGTAATCTTAGGAGAAGATTCATAGACTTCTTTTAGCCGGTTCCAAATTTCTTCCGAGTATTCAATCTTGCGAGCCATTAAAGTCTATCCCTTATTCAGTAAATAGACCTATTTGTTTTACTTCAGCTATAGCTTGTTGCTGTAAAGAAGCCTTGCTAAAACGTTTTTTATTTTGGATCAGATCAATTAGAGCTTTTTGCTGTAAATCGTTCTCTTCGCGTTGGAATACATCATCGATAGCCATTTCTAAGTTACGGATTTGTTTCGCACGATTTTGTTCACACTCACGCACTATACGCATGAGGGTGTGAAGTTCAGGTAAAACCTTTTCTTGGATAGACTGTTCTTGAGATAAACATGCTTGAATAAGCCCCTTTGAGGCTTCAAGTAACTCAACCGTTAAGGCTTTAGGGAAAGAAGTAATATGCTGTGCCGCAGCCATACTCAATTGAAATGCCATAGCTTGAGTATATTCACTCATCATTTCACCAAGACTGTTAAACAGAATACCTGCTACAGAAGCTGTTTTATCTAGTTCCGGTTCAATCGTAAAACCAAGAATCCAGTCAGCTGAAACACCATATTTTTGACATAGCAAAGAAAGTAATTCTGCATCTGGCATTAACTTACCATTTTCGATTTCACTCATTCGATTTTTATGCGGTGTACCGAATATTTCTAATGCTACGTCTTCTTGACGTAATTGAGCCATGTCACGCGCCATTGCAAGTTTTCTTCCGATAAGTACTCGACGTTGCAAATCGCTCTTTTTCGCCATTTAAATGCTTCTCCCAGCTAACCAATCAAAATCTACAGTTTTTGACAACCAATCAGTTTCATCAGTAAAAACGCACGAAAGCCAGACACAACCCTCTTCACATGGTTCTGCCAGCTTAATTTGTTCACTTATGAAAATATTGTCGTCTTTGAATAACAAGCCATCACCTTTGACACTATCAATTAGTAGTTTTGGATAGTTATCAATATCAAATCGTGGATAAGTTTTAGCGCTGTAAGAACGAGTTTTAAGTGGTGGCTGAACAATTAACCGTATTTCACAAAGTTGATCGATAGCTTTTAACTTAAGTGCTCTAAACATAGGTCCATATTGTTTTTGAACCTTGTCCTTATACTTTTTAGCACCTACTGAAAGACTATTTCTTTGCTTTCCGTTCTGATCAATTGTAGCCCGCCAAATCTCGTTAGCGCTTAATCCATAAGGCAATTTGATTGTGATGTATTGCTTACCAAAAATGATAACACCACCTGTACTTCCCCTATACACACTATTTTCACCATCATTTTCTTTTTCTACATGGCACGGGAAAAACACATGTTTATTTGAGCTAGCTTTATGCTTTTTAACTTTGTTATTACCTGATGAAACACTGAAATCCTTAAAGAATTCCTGTCTTTTATTATTGGAGAAAAACTCGCTCCACTGACGGCGGTTACTTTTTTTAATCATAACGACCTCAAATCAAGCAAGTAAGATTTACATAAACTTGAAGCTCTTCTTGCATGACATAATCCTTAAAAACACTTAGTTCCAGAATTATTAACCGTTAGATTTATTTAGAAGTACCCTTGTTCCAATTCATTATTTTTGTTTGTAAAAAAATGCTCTCTTTTATATATGCAAAATATATTGATCCTCAAAAAAACATCGAGCTGGTCCTACTTACCAATGTGTCAGCACTTTTAGGATAGGGGCCCCTATCATTTCCTTCTTTTTAGTAATTTAATATCCAAACCCTTTTTACGTAGGATTTGCATCACACACCAAAATTTTAAAGGCCACATCTAGTTTCCCTTTATTATAAAATTATTACCTAGGGGTTGTTTAGAAATCTAAAACTTTTATAACTCTTACTCAGAAATTCTCTTTTTCATCAACCATAAATTACATAAAATATTATATTTATCCACAACTTAAATAAGCTTGATTCTTTAATTGATAAACTCACTAGAATAATATTTCTTAAAATAATAGGAGTATATTGACAGAAAAAAGCTAAAATATTACTCTCTAAAAGTTTTCTTCATAAAAAAGCATCAAAAAATGAAAACTATCATCGTAGCTTTTGTACTCTCAGCAATTTTGATCATTCTATCATTTTTATTTTACATGATTATAAAAACCCATTATAAGAAATAACAAAGAATTAAAAAAGCTCATTTCCGAACCAGAAATGAGCTTATGAAATCCACATAAACCTGAAATACTAAGTATGGCTACTTAGCAATATTAAATTAAATGAATTTCTTTGAAGAATCAATATTTTTTTTAAAAAAGTATCTAAAAAAATTTAAAATTATTACAAATATTATAATTATAGCTTTTAGCAAAGTTAATTTCTTTGCTGCTACAAAAAAGTAAAAGTTCAAAAAGAATAAAACTTCTAAAA